TTCGCCTCGCATCTGCCTCTGCGCTCACTTCCGTCTCCGTCACCGGGTTTAGATCGATTTTTAACAATCCCGGCATAATAATTTTAATATCTTCTGCCTCTGCCTCTGCCTCTGCCTCTGCCTCTGCCTCTGCCTCTGCCTCTGCATCTGTCTCTGCCTCTGCATCTGTCTCTGTCTCTGCCTCTGCCTCTGCCTCTGCCTCTGCATCTGTCTCTGTCTCTGCCTCTGCCTCTGCCTCTGCCTCTGCCTCTGCCTCTGCCTCTGCCTCCGTCACCGGGTTTAGATCGATTTTTAACAATCCCGGCATAATAATTTTAATATCTTCTGCCTCTGCTGTTGCTGCGTTCTCTGCTGCTGCCTTCTCTGTTGCTGCCTTCTCTGCTGCTGCCTTCTCTGCTGCTGCCTTCTCTGTTGCTGCCTTCTCTGTTGCTGCCTTCTCTGCCGCCTCCGCTGCTGTCGCCTCCGCTGCTGTCGCCTCCGCTGCTGTCGCCTCTGCTGTTGCTGTTGCTGTTGCTGTTGCTGTTGCTGCTGCTGCTGCCTCTGCTTCTGCCGCCTGAGCCACCCCAATTGCCTCTGCTGCTACCAGATCTGCTGCTACCAGATCTGCTGCTACCAGATCTGCTGCTGCTGCCACATCTGCTGCTGCCTTCTTTGCCGCCTCTGCTGCTGCTGCTGCCACATCTGTTGCTGCCGCCCGAGCCACCCCAATTGCCTCTCTTGCTGTTGCTGCCGCTGGAGTTGGGTTTGCCTCCTCTCCCTCCACCCTCATCTTTGCCTCCTCTTTTTTTGCTTCTAGTCTTAAAATATCTAATTTCATTTTATTCAATATTTCGACTAATTCGGGGGAGGTTAATCTACCATCTAATGACTTTACATAATTAGAAACCGCGTTATAACTCTGACTATCTTCCAATTTATCGTAATCACCAAGCATTTTTTTATATTGTTCAAGTATTTTTTGCAAAAAATCATGTATATTATCCGGATCCATTTCTTGTTTGGGTTTTATAAAACTGTTAAAATATTCAATACATATGTCGTCGTAATTATCTTTACACATACTTTCAAATAGTGGTCTAATGAAATATAAATCAACAGAATTATAATCCTGTTGGGCGGCAACATCATCTCTGTATGACTGCATGGAATCTATAAGTGTTTTTTGAGTAAGACGATTCATAGAATTACCCGACGATGATGATTTATCAAATTTTTTATTTAATTTAAATTGAATATAAAGAAACATTCTTACATATATTTTCATTTGTATCTTAAGTTGTTCTATATCATATTTGCTAAGTTCCCCATCAGAGATTACTGTTGATGGAGTGCCACCAAATTGTTTTTCTGGGTTTTGAATATCACCTTCATTACTATATTCTCTTATGTTATTATTTTCCGAAATAATCATATTATATATATAAAATAAATTATTCTTTAAAATTAAAAATAACATATATAATTATATACTAAATGTCGAGTTCAAAAACAGCAACAGTCAAATTTGTAGAAGATGAAGATATTTATATTGATTGTAAACCGGTATCTACATATGGAGGTGAGGTTGTAGTAAATGATACTGATAATAACCTACTAGCAAATGGAGTATCTAGTGAAATTCTGGATAGTATAGCGGATAACTTTTCTGTTGAAAATATTAAAGATAATATTGGCTTCCAAACTGCCGTGGGTATAACATTATTGGGTATTCTATATTTTGTAGGTAATTATGTATTTAAAGAATTACCTAAGAAATTAATAGATAGCAAAATTAGAAAGCAATAAATAATTTTATTTAGGATAATAATAAAATTATTTAGACGTTAGTTGCATTATGCGAATTACATAACACGGGGTGGTAATTGCTTGGTCCCGGTATATTTTCGGGATTTCTTATTATTTGTCCTACCATTTCTTCTTCTAGACTGGTTTTGGTTAAATGTGTATTTAACTGTGCCATCTTACGGTTATTTTTTTTTTGGGAGGGTTTCATTACTTCGTGTGAAACGTTTCCAGATCTATATATAAATACAGACATAACACCAATAAATAACAGAGCCATCAGAGGCGAACCATATAAAAATAATACTATAGCAAAGGCAAACAATGATAAATGCATATATGTATTATTTACACGCGAGGATAATTCATATGGGGTAGATACGCCACTTACTAAATATGCTAGTAATAAAACAACCAATATTAATTCTTGAGGTTTTAAATTTTTCAAACTATCAACTGTTTTATTATTCAATTTCATTTATATTATATAAAAATAAAATTATTAATTACAAAATTGATTATATTTGTAAATTTATTAAACTAATAAAAACAATAATAATAGCTAAATGAAAAATAAAAATTATAATGAAAGTATTCTAATACAAATAGAGATTTTAAAAACTAATAATTCGATTAATGCTTATCTGGGAAATAAAGGATATTCAATTAATAAAGATTGTTTAAACCCAAAGATTATAGAATTTATAAAAAAAGAACTGAGTATAAAACCAATAGTCCATGGTGCATTCGTTCAATCTGTCGCATTTCCAATTTATATGGAATCGGATAAGAAAATATATGTTCCTCGGTTCTGGGGTATAAATATTTTTGGGTTACCAAAAAGTATTAAAATTAGTTGTGGAAAAAATATTGACTTGAAATTTAATGGTGAAATGAGAGATTACCAAACAGCCGTTATGGATACATATTTAAAAGCAATCAAATTTGGGAAACAAGAAGAGAATAATAGCGAAGGTTCAGCATTAATTGAACTCGGATGTGGCATGGGCAAAACTGTAGTGGCATTAAAAATTATAGAACAAGTTAAAAAGAAAACCATCATATTCGTTCATAAAACATTCCTAAAAAATCAATGGATAGAGAGAATAAATCAATATTTACCCGATGCCCGTATAGGAACGATACAGGGTCAAATAATAGATATAGAAGATAAGGATATTGTTATTGGGATGATACAATCTATTAGTATGAAATCTTACCCGGATAGTTTATTTGATGACTTTGGGTTCAGTATTTATGACGAGTGCCACCATATTTCATCGGAAACATTCTCTAATTGTTTAAAAAAGTGTACAACGCTATATGGATTAGGTATAAGTGCCACAATGAATAGAAAAGACGGTTTAACACCGGTTTTCAAGATGTATCTGGGTGAAATTTGTAATACAGTATCCAAAAAAAAGGACGAAGATGATGTATTGGTCAAAGCAATCGATTATGTGGTATTAGATGACAACGAACATAACAGCGAAGATAGAGACTTCAAAGGAAATTTGAAGTATTCTACCATGTTAAGTAAAGTATCTAAATTAAATTTTAGATGCGATTTCATAATAAATGTTATAGAGAATGAGTTAAAAATAAATAAAAACCAGCAAATAATTTTGCTGGGTCATCAAAAAAATTTACTAAACTATATATTTAAGGAGGTAGAGGCAAAGAATATTACAAGCGTAGGATATTATGTCGGAGGAATGAAAGAGAAAGATTTAAAAGTGAGTGAAACAAAACAGTTAATTTTGGCTACATATTCTATGGCTGCTGAAGCATTAGATATACCATCATTGACTACATTAATTTTAGCGACACCAAAATCGGACATAGTTCAGTCTGTTGGAAGAATTTTAAGAACAAAACATGAGCAGCCTTTAATTATTGATATTATAGACCAACATGACTGTTTCTTAAACCAATTTAATAAGAGAAAAACATTTTATAATCAAAATAAATATAAAATAATTCGCACTAATAATGATAAATATATTAATTATATTAAATATATAAGAGCTGGAGTAGAATTTGATGAAACGCTGATATGGAAAGAAATTATTCCTAAATCACGTGGTATTGGTAAAAAAACAGATGAAGGAAATAAATGTTTGATAAATCTATGACCAGACGTTTTTATTTGAAATATGTTTGGTCGTAGAGTTCTAATCATTTCCCGATTGTAACTATCATCGTTGACGGTATTATTTTTTTTAACGCGGTTCTCGCATTTGTATTTCGGGTTGCTAATATAGTCCGCTTCTTTATGGTGGCTGCTTTATCTGCGTTTTTGTTTGATTGAATTTTTTTACAATCGCCGAAAACAATCTGCCTTATTATTGCAACCCATTCGAGCAAAATGGATAAACGGTTAATACAGTAAATAATTCTATTTAAAATATTTTTTTCCCAAAATTAATTGTAAATTATGTTTTGTGATTATTTTATTTTTTGATATATTTTGAGGGACCCATTTTTTAAAGTTATTATTATAAAGACAGTCAATTAAATATTCTTTATTTAGATGGACGAACCTATCAATATTTACATTTTCAAATTCTTCTTCATCGTCACTTTCTTCTAACAGGTCTAAATTCGCATTCTCTTTGATATCCCTAAATAGTTTATTCATGAATACAGATGTTTTATATGAATCAATCAATGCTAAATCGTATACTTCTTCAGATTCGTTATTCATAATTATCAGGTTATATAAATCTTGATTGATGCAGGCAGTAATTTTAAAAGTTGCAAGAATTTTATTATTGCCATTATTGCCATTATTGCCATTATTGCCATTATTATTACTACCAAAGATATAATTTCCCAAATATTTATTATCACTGTAAGCTGCTATACTGTATATAATGTAATCCAGTTTATAAATTAGTTTGAATAAATTATCACTATTATTTAAAATAATAGGCAAATTAACATAATAATTATTATTGCTGTATAATTGTGGTAAAAGTTTCTTGAATAATTCTATTTTGTAATTATAATTGAAGTTATAATCGTTCTTGACCAAAATATTGTTGTAAATATTGTAATTAAATACATTTTCAATTATAAAATGATGCTGATTGGCTTTATTTATATTATTGGTTAAATAATAACCAAACAATAAGATATTGTTATAGCAAATATCATTATTGAATCCTATATTATATTCATAAAATTCATTTGAATGGTGATTTATTTGCCTGTTATTCATAAATATTAAAATACATATTTGTTTCTTTTCATAATAAGTGAACCATAAATACGCTTTTTTACCTTTGGGTTTTAAAATAAAATATTTTGCATCCGGATTAAATAAAATTTTGTTATTACTATTTCCATTATTGTAAATATTCAAGTTCTTAATAGATATCTTATTAGGATATCTATAAAGAATTTGTTCCAATATCCTTTTATCAATAAAGTTCATTGATGTTTATTACTATTACCAATGATAATGATTTTATATTTATTTTAATCAGTTTTTATAATAATATAATTATTTAATTATTTAATTATTTAATTATTTAATTATTTATCTCATTTAAAAAGTGCTGTAATTCTCCTTTCATATTATTTTTACCATGAGTATCCCCTTCTTTGTTTTCAAATTGGGTATTGAAACTATCTATGTTGAAATCGTTTGTATTTTTTGATTCGGTGGTTCCATTGACATCATGGTTAGGCAATTTACTACCCGATTCATAATCAGGGATTATATTTTCTTTTTCTGATACACTATTGGTTTGAACTTTATCGACGTCATTGCTTAATATATCATTAATCTTACTGTATTCCTTATTTGGTGAATTGTAAAAGTCTTTACTTTTTGTTGTGGTTAAATTCTTTTGGAAAAATAAGAATAAATAATGCACTATTGATATTAGTATTAAATATATTATGGTCCAGGAAAATATGTATAATATCATTTATATTATCATTCAAAAATATATTTATATTATAACTTAAATATTATACACTATATATAACAAATATCAATTAATGATTAATTGTGTTGTTATACAAAATAATAACATAACCGAAATTAAAGTAAAAAATTTAACTGAGGCAAGTATATATAAAAAATGTAATTTCAAAAATAATACTGATTTTTCCAAAATTAAAGATTGGCAATATAAGGATTTCACTATTGAGTTGTGGGGAAAAACAAAAGGGATTTCTAATTCATTAAGTGATTTTGTATTTTATAAAAAATATGCAATACATATTTACGGTAAATCTATTTTTTTAATGAAAGATACTGAAGGAAAATATATTTCTATTGCTAAAGAAGTTTTTCTTGATTTTTTTAAAATAACCGAATGTGAAGAACCAAATGTTATAATAGAAACTATTGGCGAAACCAAAGAAACAAATTTAGATGAACACGCTAAAAGTGTGTCAGAATATTCTTACAATCCCGAATTAACATATGAATTATATGAATATTCAGATGAAGAATCAATTGATTAAATAAATAAATAATTATATTAAAATTGATAATTAAAATAATATTAAACTGTATATTATATTATTTTATATATGAGTAAATCAATGCGGATTATAAACGATCCTTGCATTTTTAGGAGTAATATTGTTTGTAAACTTAATTCTATATTAGACGATGAAAAAATAGCTAGTAATATGGAGAAGGGAATATATAATTATAGCATTCAAATAGCCGAGAAAAAAAACCTAATTAAAAAATGGAATAACGAAAAATTTGTTACCATTTATATTCAAAAATTAAAGATGATTATACATAATATTGGAGACCCAAAATTACTTACTAAAATTATCAATAAAACAATTAAAGCACACCTCGTCGCATTTATGACACATGAAGAACTGCGACCAGATTTATGGGAAAAATTAATTGCTATTAAAAAAATAAAGGACGAAAATAAATTTTCCCTTAAAATTGAAGCATCCACCGATGAATTTACTTGTTTTAAATGTAAAGACAATAAATGCACTTATTACCAATTACAAACACGTAGTGCGGATGAATCTATGACTACCTTTGTAACTTGTATCCCTTGTGGAAATCGCTGGAAGTGTTAAATTATAGTATTTCCAGATCTTCCAATCTCCAATATTCAAATGTATTATTTGCTATAGGACGCTGGATAATAAATGGTATTTTTTTTAATTTGAGTTCTTTTTCTGCGATGTAATTATTATCAATAATATCTTCACTGACACTGATATATGGTTGTGCACCATTATTCAATTGTTTTAATCTAATGCCGATAATCCTTGTTTTTTCATACTTTGTTAGTATGGGTATGGTTCTGTGTAAGTTATCAATAATAATATTATCTGTATCCCGAATAACATTAAGTAATTCTCTAATTTCATCCATATTTTTACTTAAACACTCTTGATGATTACTTGTGATAAAATCTTTCTTCATTCTTTCTCCAAATTTTTGTAGAAATTGTTCCGAATCATTTTCCTCTAAATTATCATTAAACAGAAACGTATTTTTGTATGAAGTACTTTGATTATTTAATTCTTCGTTCTCATCTTTATCGGTATCGTCCTTTTGAATTTCATCAATTTCATCAATTTCATCAATTTCATCAATTTCATCACCATCATATATCTCACCTTCTATAATTTGCTCTATATCATCATCTTCGACATCCTCACTTATAATCGAGTCAGTATTGTCATCTTCATCCTCATCCCCGTTTTCATCTACTGTCTCTATTGGTTCCGGCTCATCGGTCTCATCCATTATTATTAATATTTATTAATATTAATTAAAAAATAAAATCAATTTTTAAATTAAAACAAATTAATTATTTTTCAGGATTCCAAGTATTATCGCAATGAGAACAGAGATACAAATATTTCATATCTTCTTGGTCGTATCTAACATATATTACCTCTCTTGTTGCTAGATCAAATCCATTTTCATTGCTAAGACAACTATGATTGGGGCACTTTATATGATTGACCCTCGGAAGTGCATTGTCTTTCTTGGTGTATTTGTTAATTGATACATTATATTTATTGTCATTTTTTGTAATATTTTCCTTTATAATACATTTACCCGTCTCCATTGATTCATCATTTGTTTGACCACAATTTCTACAGTAATATATTAGATTATCACTAGTTTCACCTTCCAATTTGATGTAATACATATTGGAACAATTAGAACAAAATTTCATATCTACTATATAATAATTGATATTAAATTTTCTCTTTTATTATCAATTTTATTGAAATTGATAATATTTTAATTATTTTAATTATTTCAATTATTTCAATTATTTCAATTATTTCAATTATTTTAATTATTTCAATTATTTCAATTATTTCAATTATTTTAATTATTTCAATTATTTCAATTATTTCAATTATTTCAATTATTTATCCCTAGGGACTTCATATTGGTTGTAATTGATATGGTGGTTAAATTATTTTTGATTTTTTCAAAATTCAAAATGGATACAAGGTTATAACTCGATATATATATAGAACCGTTCTCATCAATTTTATCAAATCGTTCTTTTAAATTTTGCAAATCATTACCTATTACATTAAAATTTTTATTGAAATTATCTATAATTTCATTTTTAAATAATAATAAACAATTCTCAGATTTATATAATTTGGTGTTATTTGTATCATGTTCTCTATTGTTTTCGTCTAAATTATTAAGTAAATCAATCTGTTTTATTATACAATGTTCTATATTTTTATAACCCACTAAAATATCGTACTTCTCAACATTCCAATGATGCCTACTAATACCAGGTTCAAATGCCAAACTATTATTATCCAGTATCGATGAAATCGTGAGTAATATAGAATTTATATTATTACAAGACGTCCATCCTTCCCCCTGCCAAGTGTTAATTATGGATAAACACACCTTGCCCCCGATGTATAAATTGGGATGAAATCTCATGACCCCATTACTTGTTAAAATTTTTAGTTTTGGTGGCTCATATGGATAATTATCCGGAAATGTAAATTCAAATAAATAATTTCCACAACTATATGGTGTATTTGGACCACCTATAATCAGGGCATAACCCTTTGTAATAATTTCAGTATCATGTTTATAATAAATATTATAAACCGGGTTATTCATGATATATTTAACATCTTTTGCTATACGATGAACCGCTTCCCTTGTCAATACCATTTTAGATAATATAATTAACGAATTAGTTTTAATTTAATTTCATAAATATAATAATTCTTTTAAAATTATTTAATATTTTTATTAATAATAAAAATTGAATTAAATTTCAAATATTTATAAAAATAAATATAAATATATTTTCATATATATAACTAGTAAATGAATACCAACGAAACTAATACATCATCATCACGTTTATATGATGATATGATAAAAAAATTTAAAGCCGAAAAAGGCAATGAATTTACACATACACGAATTCCAGATAAACAGATGAATGTTTTCGGTGGAATATTCAATATTAATTATGATGACAAATTTTGGAAATTATATCATAATTATGTATTCCTGAATAAGAACAAAGAATTTCTTACCGAAAAACAACTCATTGATAATGGTCCATTGCTAGTTGATGTGGATCTACGATATGAGCAATCAATTGATTCTAGACAACACACTAAAGAGCACATTGTAGACCTTATTGGTTTATATGCTACTAAACTGAACGAAATATACGAGATTAACGCCGATTATCCGATTGGTGTTTATGTTATGGAAAAACCGAATATAAATTCGTTAGATGATAAAACTAAAGACGGTATCCATATGATATTTACACTTTCAATGCATAAAGCAGAACAAGTTATTTTAAGGAAAAAAATTATGAACGATATTTCGGAAATTTGGGACGATATACCGTTTACAAATACAGTAGATGAAGTATTCGATGAAGGCATTACCAAGGGATTTGTAAATTGGCAATTATTTGGCAGCAGAAAACCCGGGAATGAAGCATATGAACTACGATATTATTATACACTAGTATACGACAACCAAGAAGATTCATGGGATTTAAATGAGAACAATATTTCAAAAATTAATATATTAGAACATCTACCTATTATGTCTGCAAGAAATAGCGAACATCACCGATTTGATTTAATAGAAAATGAATTCTTAACGACAGCAATCGAAAATGAGAAACAGGCAATTCTTTCAAAGGACAACAAAAAACCAAAAATCAACATTGTCGATACATCAATCGATCTGGATTCATGTGACCTATCTAAAATTTCAGACATTAAACAATTAGATGCTCTATTAGTGGCTTATCTTGAAAATTTAAGTGATAATGATTACGAAGTTAATGAAACGCATAAATTTACTATGATTTTACCCGAAGCTTATTACGGCGAAGGCTCTTTTAGTAAGTGGATCCGTGTTGGTTGGGCTCTAAAAAATTCAAGCGAAAAATCATTCTTAACCTGGCTTAAGTTCAGCACACAGTCTAAAACTTTCGATTTTGGTGAGGTTGAAAACTACTATAATATGTGGAAATCATTCGATTGTAAAAATCCAGATGGTCTTACCCATCGGTCTATTATGTTTTGGGCTAAAACGGATAATTTTAATAGTTATAAAAAAATAAGACATGAAACTATATCATATTATATTGATCTAACACTTGACTCCCTTATTAACAAAGAAAAAATCGGCGAATATGACCTTGCGAATGTATTATATCAAATGTGTAAAGATCAATACGTTTGTATCGCCAATAAAAGCAATCTATGGTATGAATACAAGAAAAACAAATGGCATGAGATTGATAGTGGTAATACACTTCGGCTTAAAATATCAAAGGATATGCATGACAAATATATGAAGAAAGCACAGGACCTTATTGAAGTTATCGCTCGAATGGAGCAAAGCGGAAATGATGTGGATACACTAGTTAGCAATATGAAAGTTCGGTCTTCTAGATTAGGAGACATCTGCGTTTTACTTAAGACAACCAGTTGGAAGAATAACATTATGAGAGAAGCAAAAGACATATTCTACGATAAAGATTTCATTGAGAAAGTCGACGCCAATCCATATTTATTGTGTTTCAATAATTATGTTGTTGATTTCAACAGCAAAACTTACAGGAAGGGTCGCCCTGATGATTATATTTCAAAATCTACTCTAATTGATTACACTCCAATTAGCACACTAAAAGGACCACATCCAACAGATAAAACTATTACATATGAAGAAATTATTCGTGAAATCAATGATTTCATCAGTGCGCTATTCCCCAATGATGAATTACGGGGATATATGTGGGACCATCTTGCCTCTGTACTAATTGGAACTAACGACAATCAAACATTTAATATTTATACTGGTAGTGGTGCTAACGGCAAATCTAAATTGGTGGAACTAATGGGTAAAGCCCTTGGTGATTATAAAGCAACTGTCCCCATTACATTAATTACACAAAGCAGAAATCAAATTGGTTCAACTTCACCCGAAATTGTTCAGTTAATGGGTGTAAGATATGCTTGTATGCAGGAACCAAGTAAAGGAGATAAAATCAACGAGGGCATTATGAAAGAGATTACTGGTGGTGATCCTCTCGTTGGTCGTGCTTTATTTAAAGACTCCATTACATTTATTCCCCAATTCAAACTTGTAGTTTGCACTAACGTGTTATTTGAAATCCCTACAAACGATGATGGCACTTGGCGCCGTATTCGCGTGTGCGATTTTATGTCTAAGTTCAATGACGCTCCATATGAAGACGAAGATAGATTCCCAAGGGAAAATTTCCCACATCAGTTTGCGATTGACCGTCAGCTTGATAAAAAATTCAAACTTTGGGCCCCAGTATTAGCATCTATGTTAGTTGATCTCGCATTTGTTAAGGAGGGCAGGGTGAATGATGTATCTGTGGTAACCGCCATTAGTGATAAATACCGCAACTCTCAAGATTATTTAAGTGAATTCGCGAAGGAGAAAATCGTACGCAAAAGAGATTCCAAAATGAAGAAGACTGAACTGGTTGAAGAATTTAAAAATTGGTATATCTCAAATTACGGCAGAAACAACATTCCTAACGGTAAAGAAATAGTTGAATATTGCGATAAAATGTTTGGTCGGTGTGCTAGAGGCAAATGGGCACACGTTCAGATTATATACGAACAAGAAGATAGCGATAATGATGTTGAAGACGATGATAATTCCAATTGAGAGTAATTATTTAAATTCTAATATTATATAAAATTTAAATAATACTGATTATAATAGTTCTAGTTTATTAAATTTTTTTTTATCTATGAGTATTTGTCCTCGTCTTCTATTATGTGTGGATAACTTATTATATCATCCTTCATGTTGTTATGTTCTATTATGTATTCATATCCCATATAAATTAATGCCAATAATGATGGTAAAATAAATGGAATCATAATATAGACAATTATTATCGATACCAAACCCAAATTTTTGTATTTTTCTTCTTGGAAAAACGGCGTAAAGATTAAATATGCCAATAACAAAACACCATAAACAATTAATAAATAATAATTTATACTTTTATAAAAATCATAATTAGAATTCTCATATGTATCCTTTCTACCGTCTATATATAAATTCTGCTTATATGTATCCATTTTATTGGAAAATTTATTTAATTCTTTTTGTTTACCATCAATTAATGCCCCTAAAGACAGCTGGTAGTTATGCATAGATTTATAAGAGGTTAGATATGTATTATAATATTTTTTTAATTTGTCTAAATCTGATTGCTCCGTTCTTATAATTTTACTCGATACCGCGTTGGCATTCCTATCGCAATCAATATCAAATCCTCTTGGATCGCCATTCTTGAACGTTAAATGTCTATTTTCAATAGCATTCTTTATACTCTGAATGGGCTCCGACATCGTGGTAGTTCCCGATGTATATTTCGTGTCTGGCTTATGTTTACTCTTCCATTCATATTTATCATCCACAATCACTGATTCTCGCCATTTATCGATTGGTAAAGCATATTCGTTCAATACTACCATTTTTTTTGCAAAATCATCCGGCAGAACTTCCTCTTTTATGGTATCTCGAATACCTTTTATTAAATTACCTTCCATTTCCTCAAATGTGGTATAAACCTGTTCTGATACTTTATCACACATAAGTAATAAACTTATATTACTACTATAAAATATAATAATTTTTTGTTATTATTATATTTTACATATTACATATTACATATTACATATTACTGTTCAAACATTTTGTCGGCAGAAGAATTATTCAACGAATCCGTAAGAATCTTTGTTTTGAAACTTACTAAATCCGCGTTCGATGATATAAACGGTTCGCTTATTTTACTATATTCATTTAATGATTCCAGTAAATCATCATCTAAATTCTCTGTTAAACACCGGTTTTGGTCGTAATCATATGCCATGCCGTCTGTACAACATTGTTCCCCTATGCATGTTAGTCCTGTCCCTACATCACCGAGTTTAACCTTTAGTTTACGGTCTTTAACTTTTCTATTCGTTTCATATGGAATTCTATCTTTATCAAAATCTTTATTGTCTTTCCTTGACACTCTATACATTCTATATAATACACCTATAAATCCTAAAAACGACAGAACAACCACTATTATTTTACTTATATTTGGATTTATAATCTCATATTTCGCCATAAGCAAAAATGGAACCATAATTGTGATTAATAATACCACGAATTTTAATATGTTTGAATATTCTGCATATGTTTTGGTATTATAGTCGTTCATTTTTATTTGTCTTAATTTATCAGTATTTTCCTGATTAAGTTCTTCATATACTTTCTCAGCGTTAGAGCCCTTCGTATTATTTACCATATAATCCATTAAAACATTACTTAATACGTTGTCTTTCTGTGCAATAAGTTCTAACGCATAATTTCTTTCTTCTTCATATTCGATTCTATCTGTCGCTATCATCTCCTCATTTAACGAAGCTTTTGTTATCTCAATTAGTTCATTTGTGCCATCCACCCACCTTTCGTCTCGGTGTCCATTGCCCATACCTTCTTGTATATGGTTTTTATTATTACTAAATATATTACTAAATATATTACTAATGAAGTTATTAAATTTATTACCAATTTGATTCATGTTACCAAAACCATCTTGCATTGAATCGTTTAATTTATTCAAAATTGCTAATTCTGAATCTATATCCTTAATAAGTCCTTTCAGCATCTCGATCTGTTTCCTGTTACTTGATATAGTATCCTCATCCTTTATTATACTGTTTGCGTAATCATCTTTTAAAGTCGATAAATATTCCTTCATTTCACTTAAATTATCCTTGCTCGATGTATTTATTACATATTGCAGTGCTTCCCTAACTTCTAGATTCACTAGACTATCAATTCCCACAATTGAAAATTCTGGTTTGGCTAACACACTTTGTGTCTTGTGATTATCAACTTTTTTTTCTACAAGACAGTGCCGCTGTGAGTAATAGTTAATATCATTCATACACCCATCACCACGTCGTATAAATTCCGCCCTACTCTCTCCGTGTTTAGGAAACGGTTCACCTGCGCGGTGTGCCCAATTATTTGGCTCATTAGGGCACCAGTATTTAGAACTCATGGAATGACCGTTGTCCCATTTCCAACCGTTCAACGTCATGCTGTCAGGATCTCCGTAAAGTGGAGCCTTGGTCATTCTTCGTGCGCCGACTAAAGCATAGCGTTGGTTATTATTACTTAACGTCTGATACGCCTTCTGTTGATCTCCCAGATTTTCGATTGACAGCATAGCCAGTCCCTGACTTTCAGCTATCCGTTTGCACCCATCATAATCAGCTTTCACGAGCCCCCGCGTATCATTATTCTTTAACATCGAAATTTCTTTATGTCTGGACTGCTGTTGTTTGGTTATTTTATAACCTACTGGGAATACTTTTCCCTGCGACCCATTATTAGAAGTATAAAATACAAGAGCTAGTGTTTTATTTGAAGCATCGCTGCTGGAGATCCTGTCTATCCCTACTAAGAAATCATTTGAACTTAATTGATATATCTGTTTTCTGTCAGTATTATTAAACTGGTTACCAAGCGGGTGGTCGCCCTCAGTGTCGTCTGGAGACGTTACTAAGGTCACTGCGCTAATATAATCTTTATGATACCCGCTGTTCGAAATATAACATACAATTTTTGTAACTTTCTCATTCATTAATTGAAAATTATTCGAATTTAATGCTGAATCGATGTTACTATCAAAGCTAGAAAATGTTGAGTTTGTGCTAGCTTGTAGTGATTGTGCATTAATTAGTGCAGTGTTGTCTTGTTCTAAAAGCTGAATATGGCTTTGGATATCATTTCGATTCTTTTGTAACATTACTACTCTTTCTGCCGATGTAAAAGCAGGCGCTCCTTTGGTAGGTTCGTTATTCAAAGCTATTTGGTAGTTGTCTAAAGCCAAAGCTAAATCAAGGACTTTGTCTCTGCGGTCTCCAAGTTTGGCGATGCCCATAGTCTGACCCGGCCATGAGATTCCATTGTTTTCGTTTGTTTCCTCTAAATTTGACATAATTATAATTATATTATATAATTATAATTTATTTAATTTACCTTATTAATATTAATAAAGTAATAATACTTATACCGGCAGTAAGTGACCATATAGAAAGTTCTAAATAGCGGGCTTCATTTGCCAATTTACTATCTTCTATGCGTGCGTCTACTGTTATACTCGATTTTTTTAGTTTATTTACATTATTAAATTGTAAATTGGCCAGGTCTGTTTGTCCTATAGGATCTACATATAACTGTGTCTTTGCTTTTACAGACATAATTATTGATATATATTACCTATTTATTAATAAATTGCTCTAAACTCTTAAATAATAATGAATAAAAAACAATAAAAATAATACTCCAATAAAATATGCTATAACTGTCTTATCAGAAATTAAATTGGGTGCCATTTTGAAAATTATTATAATAACAATCGATAATATCATTAAAACACATAATATCATGTACATTAAATATTTTCTATCATGAGCCAGTGAGTCATTAATAGTCCTTGCTTCTATATTATTAGTATCTTCTTTTTGTTTTTTAAATTTTTTGATCATTTCTTTAAATGTTAAATTTTTTCCTCCTAAATCTTTATTCAAATAATCACGTCGGGCGTATTTAGATTCAGTTGATGTCACAAAATCACCATACAAATTATTTCTATCTAAATCTAAAAAATCTCCTACCTTCTCTATTTTTTTATCTACCTCATCATACTGTCCGCGCAATTTTTCGCGGTCTCTTATGTTTAGGGGGTTGCTTTTAATGGTCTCTAGATCCTCATTTATTTTCATATAATCCGCTTTTATTTCATTCGCACTGTCCAAAAGATAATCTATATGTTTAAAATTCTTCTTATTATCCTTGTAAAAAGTGCTTTCAATTTTACCTTCGCCTATAAAAGTATTACTGCTTGCACCCGGACCAGATACCGGCAAAATCTTATTATCACAATTTACTTCAAATAATGTCGATTCTGGATCTACATCTCTCGACTTACGCCAATGTATTGAACAGTCACCATCTTTCATTGTGTATAAATCACACACACCATATTCTCGTCCGAAAGTTGAGCAGATGTTTTTACAAACATTTTCTGCTTCATGATCCGGAAGATCACCACCACTGATGTACGATAAATATTCTTTACGGAACCAGTCAGCGCTGTGGAGGTGTTGTTTATTGATATTATAAATGTTGGATTTTTTTCCATCACATATATTTACGAAGTTATTTCCAACATTTGCTAAATTTTCTTTTGTATTGAATACTTTATCTCCCATATTAAAATATAATATCCCGATAGGAATTAATATCAGAACTGATATTATTACCAATTTATTATGCGTATCATTTTTCATATTACCTTTCATATTATATATTTATAATATGAAAATATATTATTATCTCAGATTTTTATAGCTTATTATATTAAATCAAATTAATATATCGCGCTGTTATTTTGTAAAATATATATATTAATGTTAAAATCAAAGCGTTTACTATATTATCGGGTTCTCTATTTATTAACCCACCAATAAAAAAAAATACCAATATTGCTATATAAATGATAGAGATTAGCATATCTATACTCTTCATAAGTGTAAAATTAGTATTGATTTTTTTATCAATTACCAAACCCGGAGCTTTATCGTTTATACTCTCATTTACATCTACTGTTTCATTGACTAATTTTGTACCATTACCAGTTAAACATCCTATATAGTCCATGTTATCATTCACTGATTCATACCCATTTCCGAATAATTGAGAATAACTATTCTTCTTTAAATTTTCATAGTTTTCTTTCATTAAATTAGACTGGAACGTATCTATATTTAGTTCGTTGGCCATAAATTTAGAGGTTTTTTTTTTCAATGGTTTGTCTATATTACTATTTTTTGATTCTAATCTATCTAACACTAAAGACATATTTTATTATTTATATATATTTTTATTTATTTTCAATGGTTTTTAAATAATTCATATTAATTTTTTTCTATAAGCATAAATTATAAAAATTAATACAAAACTTAACAAAATATTTTCCGATATTTTTAAATTTTTTAAAAACTTTGTATCGCTCAATTTTCCGTTATTAGCCCCATCAAAACCAATTAAACTAGTTAATTGCTTTTTCTTGGCATCAATGTCTCTCTGTAATTTTTCTAAATATAATGTATCATATTTTGTGAGTATTGAAATATTTGATATATCTGTCGATATATTATCTAACGAAGTGAAATAATCATCATAATGTTGTTTTAATTTTAATATTGAATCGTTTAAATTGCTATTTGATATCGATGAGATCGCATTACATATTTTTTTATTAAACATTAATTCAAAGTTATTTAAAATACCTTCAGACCGCTGCGATATTTGGTTGAAATCATTCTTATAAAAATCGTAGGATTTTGTCCCTCGCAATTTATCGGTTTTCTCACTATTTTCTATTAATTCAGTTTTATATATTACATATCTTCCGGGTTTTGAAAAAGTATCTTTCATACCATTCTGGTCTATTAAAAAACAATTAGGTATATTATTTGTCGTTGTTACTCTTTCGCGGCTATCAAATTCTATCGCTTTTGCTGTCTCACTGCTTCTAAATAATAAATTATTTCCAAATAAATCGTTTATTAAATCATTAAAAGGTTTCAATAAATTATCTATATTGCTAATGCTGTATCTTTTTTCCTTTTTTGGTATTAAACAATCATATTTTAAATTTTTACTGACAGAATTTGCAACTGTATTACTTACTAAAAAAAGGCTTTTATTTTCCGCCAATGCTTTTTTTTTACATGCATCTAAATTACTACCAGACGATGAACTTTTTTTAATTTCATAATTATATATATCAAAATTATCTTCTATATATGTATTCAATGCCTCTGTATTTAATTCTTGTTTTGGTTCATAGCATTTATTATCAGTATTAAAATATGAAAAATCTGTTATTTCCATTACTATATAATATTAATATTTAATTAATATTAATAAAACATTTTACATTTTACATTTTACATTTTACATTTTACATTTTACATTTTACATTTTACATTTTACATTTTACATTTTAAATCTTGCAAACTCTATAAAAATCTGTTTCAATAGCGGTCCTACTTGTTCGCTTACAATGTATCACGTCTCCCGGTCTAAATCCTAATACTAATGATACAGGGCTAAAATATGAAATATCTGGGATTTGTTTATCATCCAGAATATTGTATTTCCGTTTAAAGTTTGTTGTTTCAACTGCATTTAATTTTGTAAATTTTGGTTGCAGTTCGTGATTCAATATATTAAACAATAGTCTTTTAATATTAATTATAGAAATATAATTACCTTCGTCATTCCAAATATCCTTTACGTTTTGGCGTAGAGTATCGTTGGGTTCGTCTTTTGTGATAATGATTAAATCATCTTTCTTTGTTAATATATTTTCTAAATGAAATAAATCCTGAATCATATCATAAATATTTTGGGTTTTTAATACCTTACTTACATAATATTTCACATAAATCTTTTTATGTGTGCTCGTTTTTTCAATAAGCATATCCAATTGGTCAAACTCCAACATTAGACCTACTTCGTTAATTGTAAAATTTTCATACGAACTAATATCATATCCGCGGCCTTTTAGAATTTCCAATAAATATTTACGCGAATTGTAAATCGATGTCATGTGACTATTACTGTTGGAACTTGCCATTTTATTTAATATATATAGTATTAAATAAAATAATCTTTATTCAATTTTATAATAATAATTCATTTATTTATAAAATTGAATATCGTTTCTCATATTTCTTTATAAATATCACTTACAAAACATATTTCACTGTGAACCACGCCAATAGAGTATATATACCCTGCCTTGCCAAAAAGGCTATGTTTGTATATTTCTATTCTAATCCTCTCATGGCTGTTATTTCCTTGGATTTATCACCATTGTTTTGTTAGGTTTAAGGCAGTTACAATGCTACAGCGAAACTTTCATGGACATTGGGTTCGCAGCGAGATTTACAGCAACACTGGGGATTATATGTGTTATTCTAACCACATATATAGAGATATATAGGACATAATTCTAAAATTCCCATATTCACTAATAAGGCATTGGACTACAAGACGAAACTTAAATACTATAGAAACAACTATTGTAACTGTATCCATCGAATAGGGGAATTCGTTAAAAACTGGGATATAATGCATATTGACAAGTGTTCTGGTAGGAATCTTCATAAATTATTTAGATTAATGTATATGTTAAGTTCTTTGATAATAAAGAAAACCAAACCTCCAAGCAAGGTAACATCGGATGACAACAATTTTTTCGTGCTAAGGCGCTATTTGACGCATAAGGCAATACGAGTATATGCTTCGTTGAAAAATATATGATAAATAAACTTTCTATTGGTTATCTATTTTTATTGTTTTTCTATTCTCAGAACTTGATTTATTATCAAATGTAAACGATGAGTTTTTATCATCATCATAGTCATAAGCAGTGTCGGGATCACTGGTATCATTGTTTTTCACAACTTCATTTGTTTTTTCGGTTTCAATTCTAAATATACTATCTTTCTCTAATTCTGGTGTTTGTTCCACTTTCATTACTTTCTTTTCAAATATTTCTCTCGTGTCTTCGAGGGTTTCTTCTGGGCTACCCGTTAATGTTTCTACAAAATCATCAAGTACATCACTCATTCGTTCTCCAATCGTCAATGATGGTCTCGGTTCATCCTCGTTGTCGCTGTCTTCTAATTGACTTTTTTCAAAATCTAATTCTGCTTTTTTCACTGCCTCTATTGTAATAGGGTCTAAATCATCGTCATCATTCTGAATATCATCGTCATCATTCTGAATATCATCGTCATCATTCTGAATATCATCTTCATCAATCTCTTCCTCTTCCAGTGGCTTCTCCTCTTTTGCCTCTAATTCTCTCTTTGATATTTTTTTGGGTGTTTTTTTATCCACTACTCGCGATTTGACAATCTTATTAAATTCACTTTTTTGTGTATTAGTCAACACCTTATCTTTCATTATTTCTACACTATTTTTATAACTCATACTTGTTAATTGGTCTATATTGTCTTCGGTGATAATTCTCATTTGAATATTCATTACTTGTAATTCCTGCATTAATAACTTGAACGAATATGGGACCCGGACTATACTGAAATCTCTACCATATTTGGTAACAACTTCTATATTTTGCTCGTCTTCAATATTTGTATTGAATTTTACTGGACCATCCGCAAATGGGCTAATAAAAATATTTTTTGTTTCGTTGTATACTGCGATAGTTCCACTGTTATTACATACAGCCACAAAATATTCGTCGCCGCGCTTTAACATAGATTCAGTTAAAAATGTTGTGGCGCCATGAGCAATCATACAATCACGCTCCATCTCTCCAATACGCAGACCACCATCATTTGCTCTGCCCTGAACTGTTTGCCGAGTTAAAACTGTTCTTGGTCCCTGTGCACGATAATTAATTTTATCTTTAACCATATGCTTTAATCTCATATAATAACATGGTCCAATAAATAGTTCGGCTTCTAATTGGTCACCTGATTCACCACTGTATAAAACTTCATTTCCAGATGAATTGTAACCAATGTCTTTTAATAAAGAACCAAATACCTCATGCTTTGGGCCTTTATTAGCAAATGCAGTGCAATCACCAAAACCACCGTACATCGCACAGGCTTTTCCCATCAAAGTTTCCACTAATTGACCAATGGTCATTCTACTCGGCAAAGCATGTGGATTGATAATTAAATCTGGTCGTATTCCCTCTTCCGTAAAAGGCATATCTTTCTCGGGGATTATCAGTCCAACGGTTCCTTTTTGTCCGCATCTACTACAAAATTTATCACCCATCGCAGGAACACGCTCTTCTCTAATACGGACTTTTGCGATTCTATATCCTTCTTCTCCTTCTGTAATAAATGATTTATCGACATATCCTAATTGACCCTTTTTCGGGGTGACAGATGAGTCAATGTAATTAGTCGGATTGTTTAAGTCAGTATTAACTCTACCGATTATTATCTTCTTATCATCTAATGGTGTGTTTTCCCTGATTAAACCATGTTTATCTAACTCTGAATAATCATAGCCTGGTTTTTTACCAATAACTGCTTCACTTTCTATATTCGCAAACTTAGTATCCATTGAACCCGAAGCAATCTTGGTGCTTTCTTCCCTCGCCTCGTAACTATTTAAGTATGTAGTATTAAACATACCACGCTTGACGGATCCCTCATTGAATAAAATCGAATCCTCTACATTATAACCTCCATAACTTCCAATTGCTACTATTGCATTAATACCATATGGATGCTCTTCGTTGTTAATATATTTCAAAAAACGACTTTTGACAAGTGGGATTTGCCCATTATTTAATACTACTCCCATCTTATCAATTCTATTTTGATGATTAGAATGATATAAACTTACCCCCTGTTTACTTTGTCCACAAGAAAAAACATCACGGGGTAACTGATTATTTTCTGGAAATACAATTTGATTACCCATAACACCTAATAATAACGATGGATGAATTTCAATATGAGTTGTGAATTTATTTATATTATCTTCATTTGTAGCAATTAAAGTTGTTTCGGTTTCTGCCGTATCTAAATAATCAATTATTCCTGGTGTTTCTAATAATTTTTCTAATATTATCTGATTATTTTTTATGTTACTACCATCATTCTGTGTAACACTATATAAGTCACTTATATTGCTATATACACCGTTGGATTTTATAAAACCTCCTTTATCATCACTCATATTATTAGATTTCTTTAGTGCATTAAATCCTATTAATAATTCATTGAATGTATAATCATCGTCTAATATTTTATTTAATACTTTTTCTTTATTATAACTGATTTTATTGTCTTCAATATAAAATACAGGACGACATAATCTACCTGCATCAGTATATATGTATATCGTAGCTTCAATAATAGACCAACTTATACTTGTATACGTTGGTATTAAACCTAGTCGTCTGTATTTTTTTAATATATCCATTACCTCTTGGGGATTAGTTATTACACCTACCCACGCACCATTAACAAAAATTTTTGTGCTTTTGGATATATATTCCGTAGTACATTCGGTTAATAGTTCCATAAAAACCAAATATCTTAATAATTCAATTATTGGTTTCGACGAATATCCATTTGTTACAAACGCACCCAGACTCATGTGTTTATGTAGTCCAATGTTACCTCCATCAGGCGAATCCACTGGATCGATTATTCCCCATTGCGAAGAATGTAATAAGCGAGGACCAATTACTTTAGCGCTCGCATCCAATGGTAAATTGAATTTTCTTAAATGCGATAGTGCCGAATTAAATGATAAACGATTTAGATCCTGTATCACCTCTGGTCTCTTGGTATGTGCCTCCGACCCCCAACTTCCTTTGAACGCTTGTCGAAAACCCTTTTCTAGTATCTTATCTTTGAAATATTCCTGGTAATTATTTTCTATCAATGATGTAAAATCATCTTGATAAATACCCTGTTTATAGTAATATTCTTTATCGATGCTAGTATAAATATGCTTTTGTTGTAATGTATAATATTCTTTGAATAAATCATACATCAGCGAACCAGTTAATTCTATGCGCTTGAATTTAAAACTATCTCTATCGGTCGCCTTCTTGTCACCTTTATAAACTTTTAAAATTTCATTTACCATATATCCTAAAAAATAACCTTTATCAATTAAATTATTTTCACCCACATGAGGTAGAAAATAATCCATCAAAATTTCTAATACGTGTGACATTGTTTTACCCTTGGTAAGTGTTGCAATATATTTCAAAGCCACTTCCTGGTTGAATATATTGCCCGCATCATGTATAGATGGAATGAATAAATCAACATAATTTTCGTATTTTTCAAGATCTAATAGACAATATTCTATAATTTCTTTGTCTGATATAATTCCCAACGCTCTCATCACAATGAATAATGGAACTGGTTTGCGAACATTGGGAATATTTACTACAATATTCCCATTTTTATATTTTGGGGATGGTCTAACTATCCTTACTGATAATGTTCTTACCGGCTTTGATGCATCTTCACTCACGCTCCTTATTTCGGCTGAATGCGAATACAGATCGTTATAATTATCGCGAATGTAAAACATATTGTCTGCAAATTTCTCCTGGTTAATAATGACCTTTTCTTTACCATCTATTATAAAATAACCTCCTTTATCGTTTTTACATTCTCCCATATTGAATTTTACAGATTTATCTAATTTATTTAATATACATAAATCAGAATTTAACATAATTGGAAACTTACCAAAATATACTTTTTCTAATTTGGATACTACCTCTTGCATTTTTCCTTCTTTTCTTATTTTATAAACTACTGTGATATCCATATGTAAAGTCGTAGAGTAAGACATATTTCTTAAACGTGCTTCATTGGGATACATATAATGCTGACGACTTTCATCGAATATTATTGGTTTTCCAAAATATAATTTATCCCCTTCTATCCCCCCAAAATAGATGTCAGCTTGTAAATTATATTCTTTGGAGTCAACATCTTGTTCTTTAAAAATTTGCACTGGATTCTTTTCTTTTATTATATTGAAAATTTTATTATTAAAAAAATCGTTATACGAATCCAAATGGTGCCTTATTAGCACATTATCATTTTCTTTAAAATATTTGTCTATTACTAACCACGCTATATTATCATGATCACCCATAATATATTATATTTATAAGTATATTATTCTTATATTTCTTATTAACTAAATAATTTATAAAAAATATAATTTTATATTTTTTTAAGCTGCTATTCCCGAATATGTAACTATCACCAATCCTAATATAATAAACAGCATTAGTAATGGTAATAATACTAGAAACCAGGATACTTCTTTGTAACCTGCTTTACATAGCGAATTTAATATAAAGGTCCAGAACAATATGTATATAGCCTTGAAAACAAAGATCATAAATGTATTTGGTAAAGCACATTCATAATCGCCGATGCAATATTTTGTTGTATTTCCTAAATTTTGTATCGCTATAATCACAAATATTCCTACCGAAACCGCTAAATAAAAAAACGCAGGAGAGCATAGATTTTTGAAATCTTTCGAGTATTTATCAATATAATTCACCATTTATATAATTTCAATATAAAAAAATATATAAATTTCTTATTAACTTCTCGCTGGGTCATTACCCTCCATTGTATTAATAATATTATCCTTAAGATCTATAAAACTTCTTGCTGTATCAGTCAATGGTTGAAAACTTGGACCACCACCATTCATCTTTTTTAGTTGGGAACCACGTTTAATTCTTTTATTCGTTCTATTGCGTTTGCCTTTTCCTAAATTTTTGATAGTAGGATTGATTCTTTTGGTGAATTTTTTATTTTTTTTATTTGAATATTTCATCGCCCGCGTAGTAGATTTCTTCCCTGATTTTAAAAATTTAACTCTCGCTTTCTTTGTTCTCGCCATTTATATTATAGTAATATTTTTATTCAATATCTACATGCGTCAACATATGACGCCTACAACAATATTTCCCTAGTCCCAGTTTATCTAACGTTTCACCTTCTGGTGTTTTTTCCATAAACTCTTTTGTTAAATACGTAACTTTGTCTAAATCTATATTATTAACTAATTTTATCTTATTAACTTCTCGAATATAAAAATCATATTTGTCCCCTAGCACTTTACCACATGAAAAGCATTTTACAGGAATTAGCATTTCTATATAATATTTACTTATATTTATTTATGTTAATCTATATTTTTTATATCAATTTTATAAAAAATATAAATTTATTATAAAATTCAATTAATTCAATATAAATGCATCTATAGATCCGGAATTTTTTTCTTCATCTTATTTCTTCTGGTTCATACCTTCTATCTTATTGTTTTTATTGTTTTTCTTGTTCTTCATACCCTCAATAAGAAAAAATGGGCGCCCGCTGTCCTGCTTATATCTACAACCACAAGTATTATTTTTGGAACCACAATCACATGTGCCATTGTTATTATTCACTTCAATCTGGTAACCATTAATTGTCATTATACTCAAGATAACACTTATTAATATGAATATTAATACCGGAAATGAAACCTTAAGTTTGGAAAAAGCCATATAATGTTTATATATATATATTTGAATATTTTAAATATTCAAAATATTTAAAATATTCATGACTATATTCTTTTATAACTTTTTCATGTGTTTCATGTGTTTCGTGTGTTTCATGTGTTTTATGTGTTTTATGTGTTTCAATCGAATTTTTTTATATATATATTAATTATAATTTTTAAATAAAAATTGAAATTAATTGATATAAACAGTCGAATGGTAATATTTTACCACAACTATGATGTTAAAATTTATGTATATAATTAGTGCAATACTAAGTACGGACAAAAATATATTATCTATTCATCACTCGATTGCATCTCGCTATCAAACTATTTCACATGATACTCAAAATATTTATCGCGCAACTATTAAACTACCATCTGATGGTTATGTAAATATAACATATCAGCGAGTTGGTGTCTTTAAATATAAAATAGAAATGTTAGGTAGCATTCAAGCTACTGGTGTTATTTATTATGACGATAAAAATAATTGTGCCATTGATGATAGAATTTTACGTGCCATACATCATTATAGAGGTTCTTCGTGTGGTCCTTGGCATCATGACAAGTTAGGTTCTGTTGAGACTGATATACTATTATACATAATCACCCACATCAAACGCATATTTAAATATGAATTATATCTATTTGTCTAAATATTTTATGTAAAAAAAATTTGTATTATAATTAACCTAAATTTATTCTTTTATGAGATTATCTTTACAGATGTTCTTTATTATTTTATCCTCTATATCAATGATTGGTTTCCCTATCATAGATACTGTGCGAGCATAATAATCCTGTTTCTCGTCTTGCTTCATAAAATTTGGGTTTTCACTCGTCCAATTTGTTAATGCCGTATAATTTTTGTTAGATGCTTTGTTTATTGCTTTCTTTAATTTTTCTTTGTGTGTGTCTTTCTCCCATTTATCGTCTTCTTTTATATAAATAGTTTCCCGTTTTATATCACTACAGTGCAATGGTCTCTCGTATTTGCTTAATTTATTCATATTATCCATTATTACTTTTGTAATTCCTTTACCCAATCCATTATTGGTGGTGTATTGGAGTTGTTCCAATGATACTTGTATTGATTTTATAAAATCGGTCATATTTATTGCGTTTTTACATTCTTCATTTAAAAATACATTGATGTTGAAATTGTTAGTATTCGTATTGTTGGTAATAGTATTGCCTACCAATGGAACCATGTCAACTACCCTATTTGTTAATTTTTGATTTTCTTGAAGCACTTTTTGATTTTCTTGAACAACTGTTAATATTAATTTTTGCATATCAGCATTATTTTGTTTCATATCAGCATTATCTTTAATTAATTGTGAAACGTAGTCATCTGATACAGGTATTGTTTTTTGAATTTCTACACACTCGATGTTTTGATAATTACAAGTTTTTTGATGGTGCCATAAGCTACGACTATGCTTATAATGTTTTCCACATTCACATATAAAAACTACTTGAGTATTTGGGGTAAAATTGTCGGTATTTATCGGCAAATGTTCGGATTTTATCATATTTTCCCTTTTTTTATGTTTTACAGTTGATAAATGGCGTTCATAATCTTTTTTATTACATGTATTTAGCATACATATTATACAATTATATTTTTGGGGTTTTTTGGGGTTTTTTTGATCGGCATTGATCATATATATAATGATACAAAAAACCCCTAAACCTTTTTTTTTATAAAAATATTATTTATGGTGTGGTAAAATATATATTTTATATTTTATAAAACATATCAAATTGGTTTGATATGTGTAAATTATACATATTTGACCTATTTTACAAACTTTATATCATATGTTAAAAATGGACATTTTATAAATGTCCAAATCCGAAAAAATTTTAAGTTTATGAAATTCAAAAAAAACACACTTTTAAATTTAGACTTCAATTAATTCATAGTCATTTGAAGTTTTGACTTTTTTGAGTTGTTTATTTTCATTATGTATTATATTGTGACATTCTTTACAAATACTAATGAGATTTGCTTTCTGGTTTTTATGAAATTGACCGTTTATGAAACCCTTATTGTCCGCATTCTCTTGAAACTGTAGATGATGTATATCGCTACTGGGATTTTCTCTACATACTTCACAGATCTTTGATTTAATTTTTTTAGAATTATACGATGAACTTTTACTATCCATTGTTGAATCATCGGACTCATTGTATTTATTTCTAATAGCATAGCAGCGCTCAATAAATTCATTATCTAAATCAAGACTTTCAGCAACCTGAATACCATACATCATTTCACCGCATCCATCTTTCAGTTTCCTATCATAAATTAATTTGTTAAGTTTCTTATCATAAACAACGCTCATATGGTTAATTTTTAGTTTGTTTAACTTCTTGATTTCCTCGTATTCCAGTAATTCGTGCATATGGCTTGCGAAGATAGAACTGACACTCTTATTGTGTAGTCGCTCAAGACTAGCTGTAAAAATACTTAAGCCAGATACACTTTCTGTTCCTGAACAAAGTTCGTCACCCAGAACTATGCTATTTTTATCGGCATATTTTAAGATATTACGAAGTTCCCCCATTTCAAGAGCAAATGTTGAGAGACCTTTGAAAATATTATCAGTATTTAGAATACGAGTGAAGAGTGCTGTGTATGGATAATATTCAAAATTAGTGCTTGGTACATAGTTGCCGCTTTGAGCCAGTATAATATTAATACCAATGGACTTAATGAGAGAACTCTTGCCGACCGCATTAGTACCGTAAATAAGAGAACAATCGTGCTTATTTCCTAATTCAATATCGTTTGCTACATATAATTCATGCTGGTTAATTTGCTCGATTAACGGGTGTCTAATCTGTGTTGCATTGAAATATGACTTGCCATCGTGGGTGTTTCTGATGACGGGTTTGGTATAATTATATTTGTTCGCATTATAAGCCTTGTTATGTGCGGTATCGATTAGTCCAATAAATTGAGAGATTACCGATAATTTGGATTTATTATTGAATTGAATGAATTCTTTTAATATGTTTGCATAAACATTATTGATTTTATGAATAATATGCTCCTTATCGGTTTGGATTGAGTGAGCCATTTTTTTGATATCGTGACTTGTAATAATCATATTGCTTTTGGTCGATCCGTGTTCGATATATTCTAACTTTGATATATCTAATAGATATATTTCTTCTTTTTTGGTAAAATTGGAGTGGTATGTAATTTTCACGATATCTGGTTCATTTTTTAAACAATCTCGTAGAATAATCGCTCTGCGTTTTGTGGCCATTAAAAAAGAATCACTTTTGCTTGACTCATGAATTTTAATATAATCTTGTTCTTTATTCTTCTCATATTTTTTTACAATATTAGAGAGATGATAGCGAATTGCTTCAAACACTACTTTGCCATCAATGCTTTCTTTTAATAGCTCATTAAGAGTTTTATCGTGATTTTTATTAATAAAATCTAAATCTTCGATGTTGTAATTTCCAATTTTATCCATTACAATATTATTAATTTTCGCTACATTGAATTTATCGTCAATGAATTTGCGAATTTCATCACATACAGTATCAACTTTTATATTAATAAACGAGGAAATATATTCTAATAATTTTAAATTTTTGTCGTTAGTCGATATATTTTGAAATAATATTTTGATGCTAGAGAGATTGTTATATAACAAGTAAAAATCTTTTGGCTCAAGTTTATCCATAATCAATTTCCTTTCAATGCGCTCAATATCTCTAATACTATTTAGTTCACTTCTAATATCATTATAAAATCCAGTATCTAATAAATGTCCGGTAATGTCGTATGTTTTATTTAGAATTTCAATATTACTAATAGGGTGCAGTAGTTCATAATTGAATTTTCTCTTACCAATTGAAGTAATACAGTTATTTAACATAGAAGATATAGACGAAAGTTTGCCACTGAAATTATTATCCGAAATAATATTCAGTTGTTGGAGAGAATGATTAGCTAATACTAGTTTTTCGCTATGATTTTCAAAATCAGGCAGTGAAATGTCCTTGATTAAATTTGGGTTATGTTTTTGAACGAAATCCAATAGAAAGCAAAGAGATTGATTAGCAATCGGGTATTCATAAAATTCGGATTTCTCTCTGAAACTCCGTGTTCCGTAAATCTTATCAACAAGAGCCTCTTGAAATTTTTGCTTTTCACAATTGATAGCGATTTTATTGAAACCATCGCTACTGTCTTTATCTAAGACGATTTTATGAATTTTTGATGATTTTAAACTAATATAATTAATAACACTATCAATATAATCAGTTTCAGTATTGTTGGTAATAATAATTGCTTCGCTTGGACTATGAACAGAAATATACTTTTCTAAATTATCATATGCTATAGGATCATTAGTAAAAGGGATTGTATATTCAAAATTAATTAATTTCCCAGTAAGAATATCAATAATAGATAAACCGACTGTTAATAATGATATTTTAATAACAGAATTGGCCTTTGAAATATTGAGCCAGATAGAAATTGTGTTGTTGCTTAAATTATCAGATTCGTCATTAAAATACATACCAGGCGAGTAGATACATGAAATACTTCTCTCTGTGTTTTTTGCCTGAACGTCTTGAGTAATGACCGGAACGGTGTATCCATGTTCCAATAATTTCTTTACATATTTTTCAAGTTGGCCCAACCCAAATCCAGCCATAACCACCTTTTTATCACCAACACATACATTTTTCCTTGCGATGGACATATCATTAATCCGAGAGAATTCCTCAATGGAAGAACCAGAATAAGAACCATCTTCTTCCACTGTAGCATAACATTCAAAAAATGAACCGACCTGAATTAAAATTATTGTCTTCTCTCCGTGTGATTGCTTATATTTCTTTGTATCAGCAAAATATTTACTTATTAAAGACATATTAATATAATAATATATACTATAATATATATGCTAATGTTTTTAAATATATTTTACAAAATATATTTAACATAAAATATTTAAAAACATTAGCATATATGTATTAATATAAAAAAATATAACAAATTATTAGATGCAAGTCATATATATATTGGTTCGAACCCTTTTCCAGCCTAATCAAAATATAGTATTTTTTAATTCTATTGAATGTTCATCATAACAATAAATTTTTAAATATTCACTATCTACACAAAGTTTATAAGAATCTGTATAATTACCTTTATTATTTTTATATGTAATTATAAACTTAGTCAATTGTTTTATTTAAAATTTTAAGTGAAACTAATGAATCGCGTAAACTAGTATATCCATATCCCATATATATTGTGGTGTATTTGTTTTTTCTAAAAAGATATTACCACGATGATGAGTAAAAACTGGATAATTTCCATTATCATCCAATGAACTATCCACCATTTTATAAATTAATTCAAAATCTAAATCAATTTTAAATTAATTGCAAAGTTACTTCTACTTAATGGATTTTCGAATTTTTTTTAGGAACAGAACCACCACCACCACCTCTTGCTCGTGAGACTGCATTATTTACGATGTTTAGATGAGTTGTTTGTTTAAACGAAATACTGTCATTTGTGTTTGATAATTTCGATGAACCACCACCAATAGCAGTCATCCGCAGTCTCTGTGTTCTTAAATCGCTACTCTGATTGGGCAATGGTTTCGGGTTACTCAATGAACTGTTATTTTTTGCTAAATTATTTATAAGATGAGATGTATGAGTAGCATTCGCAAACGCCTTGCGACCCATAGCAAAACTATTTCCTCCGTCGGCAAAAGCAAATTTTGGGGGCATATTTTTTGAGAGTATCACTGAATTAGACATTATAATTATAATTATAGTATAATAATATTTTTAATAATTGAAATATTATTAAGACGATGATTAAATTTAAAATTTCATTTTAATTTTTTGAATTCTTTTTCTTGCGGGCACTGGTATCGGTTCGGTTATGGTGACGGGTGCCGGCTCGGACACTGGTGCGGGCGCTAGTCTAGGTGATGGTGGCGGTGGCGGTGGTGTTGATTCGGTTATCATCACTGGCGCTGGTTTGGCTGCTGGCTTGGCTGCTGGCTTGGCTGCTGGTTCGGGCACTGGCTTGGCTGCTGGCTCGGGCGCTGGCTTGGCTGCTGGCTCGGGCGCTGGCTTGGCTGCTGGCTTGGCTGCTGGCTCGGGCGCTGGCTTGGCTGCTGGCTTGGGCACTGGCTTGGGCGCTGGCTTGGCTGCTGGCTCGGGCGCTGGCTTGGCTGCTGGCTTGGGCACTGGCTCGGGCGTTGGCTTGGGCACTGGCTTGGCTGCTGGCTTGGGCACTGGCTCGGGCGCTGGCTTGGGCGCTGGCTCGGGCGCTGGCTTGGGCGCTGGCTTGGGCACTGGCTTGGGCGCTGGCTTGGGCACTGGTGTATCTTGGATTGAATTGGGTTCAACGTTAGAATCTATTTTTGCAACCATAATTATAATATATACTTATATAATTTATTTAAATTCCGATTTATATAATTTGTTAATATTCTTTTAGTATTAAACTATATCTTCATAATTATTTGTAAAAATTATATAAATATTATTTTTAAGCATGTTAAAGTGTTCAGTAAGATTTTTTAAGCAAATAGTACTTTTAAAATCATTAATATTATAATAATTATGTAAAAAAATCTAAATTTTTTATTTTTTCATCAATATTTTCTTTGTCATGCCAAGCATTGCGATGACCATGAACAAATATACATATATCAGGTAGACATTCATAATTATTTATATGAATGTCTAAATGAAAAAAATAGTATAGGCATTACCAAACAATACTTTCAACGAAAGTTTATGAAAGGGGGGTGGGTGGTGGGTCGGAATCCAAAATACGAAAATGGTTAAAGAACCGGAAAAAACTATAATTAAGCTTAATTAATTGTATATTATTCTATCCCTGCCACCGAGAATTAGAGTTATGCTATATAATAGAATAGTATCTATCTAGTGGAAATATTAACAGATATTTATAAAACTTAACCACACTTTATATTTATTATTAATAAGATCGCTACAATCTTGTTTATATATATATATATATATATAACACAAGTTATATTAGAGCCTTCTTGTTTTTACTGTCATCAATGGGATTAATTAATGCAACTAGTTTGTTTTCGGAATGTATTGTAAAATAATTTAAGTATAAATTTAAATTATTTTACTTATAATTATCTAAACGAAATAATTAATTTTAATTTGAACTACGGAAACCGTTATTATTGTAATTGTAATTGTTATTTATGGCTACTAATTTTTTGAAGCGAGTAAAATCAGAACTATCACGGACAATAGTGGGGTTTCCCGGATTAAAAGCAAACTTGAAAGGCCCAACTTTATTATTTTGTGAAGTTTCAAATGCTTGTCTTAAATATTTTCTCGATATTGAATACTGATTTCCATTATTTTCAGTCTGTGAACCTGAACCGATTTTGGTAGATGACATTATTATAACTATATATTTTATTATTTAAATAATATATTAATTTAAATAATTATTTATATAACCAATTTTTCAAACCGAATAGAATGATAACTCTTATATGGTATGGGATGAGAGGGGAACAGGGATTATTATAACTAATAAAATAATAAAATAATAAAATAATAAAATAATAAAATAATAAAATAATAAAATAATAAAATAATAAAAAAATTTCTTTTATATGGCAAATAAATATATTTTATGTTAGTTGTTACTTATTCACATATAATACGTGCAGCGATATTCATAGTATATAATTCCTGAAACATAAGTTTGCATGCGTATGGAATTTCTACATATTTAAAATCGGTTCGGTTCTCGCAAGTATTGCAGATATGAATTTGTTGAGCTGTATTATATGACGCAATAAGACCACACTTATTACATATATGGACACTGTAAGCATCTGACGCATCGTATAGTCGTCCTTTCGTAAAGCGAGACGCACCATGTGAAATCATACAATCACGCTCCATTTCACCAAAACGAAGACCACCGTCGCGCGCCCTTCCCTCTGCTGGTTGACGAGTAAGATTAACCATTGGACCAATAGACCGGCTGTGTTGCTTATCATTTACCATATGCTTAAGTCGCTGGTAGAATGCAGGTCCAATGAATATATTAGAAGGCATTTGTTCGCCTGTAAGAGCATTATACATAACTTCGTTTCCATTGGATTCATAGCCTAGTTTTTGTAGTTTAGAAGTAATATCACCAATCTTGAATTTACTAAAACTTGTACCGTCTCCATAAAGACCCAATTGAATTAATACTTTGCCTAAAAGTGTCTCTTTTAATTGAGCAATAGTCATACGACTAGGGATAGCATGGGGGTTAATAATAATATCGGGTTTTAGTCCGTCGGCAGTAAACGGCATGTCTTTTTCCTGGATGATGTTGCCGATAGTTCCTTTTTGTCCGTGACGTGAACTAAATTTATCACCAATAACCGGGCGTCGAACACTACGTAAGCGAACCTTGCAAAAGTTATAGCCATCACCGTTGCTTTCGCTGTAATTTTTATCAATGAAAGTTTCCTCGTTTGTGCGATGGACCTGACTTCCATCAGTATATTTGATAGTTTTGGTGTAATCATTCTTGTTTTCTTTAATCGGTAAAACTTTGGCAATAATAATATCACGGTCCTCGACGAGAGTGTTTTCGGGGACAAGACCATGTGAATTAATTTTATCATAATTGGCGAACTTCATATTTTTGGTTTTACTCTTGTCCGGCTTACAACGCATCTCCTCGTTGCCGTATAATTTTTTATCTTCGTCCTTTTCTGTGTGGTAAATCGTGGCTAAGAACAGACCACGGTCAATGGCGCCCTGGTTAAATAGGAGACTATCTTCTTGGTTATACCCAGAATGGCTCATAATGCATACTATAACTTGCTCTCCAGATGGAATAGTATTGAGTTTAATAATATCCATAATCCGAGTATCAACAAGTGGTCTCATCGGATAAGATAGAACATACGCGGTCTTATCCATCCTATTATCATAATTTGTAACATACATACCAAGCGCCTGTTTTCCCATAGCACTTTGATAAGTATTTCGGGGCGACTGATTGTTTTCAGGGAAAGGAATGCATGATGCTACAACACCGAAGATTGTGCTTGGGTGAATTTCGCAATGAGTATAATGATATAAATATTTGCTATCAATTTGATTGAGTTGCTGTGGTTCCATTGCAATCATTGTATTATTTTGTTCATACGAGTCAATGTATTCGATTATGGAGAGTGGAATCTTACTACTGTATAGTAAGTCATTCCAATTAAGTTCTCCAGAGCGAACCTGTTGAATTATTTCCTTTGTATAAAGGATTGAATTATTCTTAACTTTTAGAACTGGTCTAGTAAGTCTGCCGGCGTCATTACAGACTTTAATTTCCAGTAATTTGCAATCGAAGATAATTGAGGTGTAAATATTGATGATCCCTTTATATTTTTTTTCTTTGATATTTTTGAAAAGTTCAAGTGGATCGTTGGTAATACCAACCCACACCCCGTTAATAAATACCTTAACTTTATCATGAAGTGATTTATCCAACTGGCTAATAGTTTCGATATCTATAATGAGAGGTATAATGTAATCATACAGTCCATTAGTATTGGATGGAATTGTCACGTGTGTCATATAACTAAGGTTTTTAACAATACCGACCGAGGCTCCCTCCGGTGTTTCGGCTGGACAAAGAAATCCCCACGATGAATTATGAAGACGTCGAGGCGGAACTAACTTACCACTCTTATCAATTGGAGTATTAACACGACGTAGATGACTAATACTGGAAATGTAAGTAAGACGGTTGAGAACTTGTGCAACACCCACCTTGTTGCTATTAATTTGTTTGATGCCAAAATCACCCGTAGCAAGTGCTCGTTTGATTCCATTTTCAATGGTGACGGATTTGATAATTTTGTAGATATTAGTATTATTAATAATGTTTTCGTAATCTTCATTGGATTTCCATGAACCCGAATTGATTTCGCGGATAACCTGTTTTTGCATATCTTTAACCAATTTGTTAAGATAATTCCGAAATAGATTATTAACCAATGAACCGGTTAAATCCACTCGCTTGTTAAGATAAGAATCCCTGTCGGTCGGTTCCATCCAACCGAAAGATGTTTGTAACAGCTTATTTGTCATATACCCCAACATATAAATTTTTTGCACAGTAGTTTTACAATGAGGGAAGATATCATTATTAATAACTTCAACTGCGAATTCGTGCTTGCGTTTGTATCCGGTCTCTTTATCGACGTTCAGTGGAGTATATATTACATTGGAAGTAATATAGTGTATAGCTTCTTCGTGTGTGAGACAGGTGTTTGCATCAACAATTGACCCCTGAAGACCATATAACATACGTCGATGCTTTTTATCATCAACGTCAAGAATTACCTTTTCACATATATCCTTATCGCTGATAATATTGAATGCACGAAAGATAATGAACAATGGGATAGGGTTCTTAAGACGTGGTATTTGTAGATATATGGATTTACCAAATCCGTTATTTTTACTGCTCTGATAAAGATTAATTTGTTTGGGGGAGATACATTTCCAGTAGGGAATACATTTCATTTCAGCGTTCCAAGTCCATTTAGTATTATTTTTGGATATATTAAAGCATGCAATTTGATTTTCTGCAGCACGTTCTTGGGCAAGACAAGTCTTCTCCGACCCATTAATGATAAAATAGCCACCGGGGTCCATTTTACATTCACCAGTTTGATTATTATTCAAGTGTCTGTATTGATTTAGCACACAAATATCGGAGCGAAGCATAATAGGAAGCTTGCCAATATGAATATTTTTAAGTAGTTTATTATAAGTTTGAGTATTCTTATAGTTCTCACCATTGCGGACCGTGTATTTGATGTTTAAATCAACTGTCATCGAACCGGCATATGTAAAATTCCTAAGACGGGCTTCTTGAGGAAACATAATTTTGGTTGCTCCGTTATTTTCATATACTTGGGGTCGGTGAATATTGAAATTCTCAAGAGTCACGTGAGCCACGAGACGATGAATATTTTGTTCCTTGATATAATCGTGTTCGGAGCAAATGCGAATAGGATTGAACATCTCGATTGTCTGTTCAAGTTGAGTATTAACCATATAATTGTAACTTTCAATTTGATGACGAATGAGCTGTTTTAAATGTTGATTTTTGAAATGTGATTCAATTAGAGTCCATGGCTCTTCATCTTCACTAATTTTGCTAACAAAACTTTTTATAGAAGTGTCGTTTTCTTCTTCCTCAATTTCCTTGTTATTAATATCGTTTAATCGAACCGCATCATGCATATTGACAATTCGTTATGTAGTATAATTTCTTTTTTTACCATGTTTTAATCAATTTTATTTAATTAAAATAAATTATTGTTAAATTTTTAATTAATAAAAATGGGTATAAATTATTTATTATAAATCTGGAGATATAATAATATGTCCGGAACAAATAGAACTTTGAAAATAAATCCACAACTATTTTTAATCAATGGTAAATCAAAAAAAGAAAAACGAACACGCACAGTAAAAACACGGGACAAACCAGCAATCAATGAAGAAAATTCATTAAAATCAAAACAGATACAGAAAGCCCTTATCAACAAAGTAAAGAATTATCAAAAGAATAAAGAAGTCGAGGCAACAAACGCCGAGAAGAATTCAAACAAACCAGAAATGAATGAAATTTTTGAAAAAAATAAATTTGAATCTGTAAATTTTGAGAGAGAATTTGAAAAATCGCTAAATTTTTTAAGCGAATTATCGGTGAAAAATAAATACAGAAAGAGAAACAAACATACAATTAAAAATAAGCCCAACACAGTAGAAATAAATTTAGAACTTCCATCTAATTTAGAAAAAACTAATCCAGCTCCCCATGTTGGTTATAGTAGTTTAAAAAATGGTTCCCGCCCAACTTATAGAGATTTTAACAAAACTCAAAAAAATCAATTATCATATAAGCCGTCTGTTAAAATTGTTTTGGAGAATAACAGATATGATAGAACCGACAGTAATGAAGTAGAAATAATACCAACTACAAATAACAAATCTGATACTGTTATAGAAACCCATCAAGCGGTTTCGTATGAACCTAACGATAAAGTTTTACCAAGAGAAATTGCAAGAGACTTAGAGAACGATGAATTAAAAATCAACAAACCCAATAAAAATATAGAATTTTCTAGAGACATAGTAGTCATGAATGATATTGAAATCGCAGAACAACCGAACAATTCGATTGCAGAAGTTCCTAAACAACCAGAACCGACAGTAGATACTATAGCATTGACACCAATACCGATTAAACATATACCCAAAATAAATAAACTCACAACAACATCAACATATAAATTGGGGAAGCAAAAAAACAAAAACAAAGTGGGGATATTGATTAAAAATAATCAAACGCAAAAAAACATTAAGAGAGAGATTACAGGGTTAAAGCAAAAATCGATACCGGAAATCAAAAATTATTTAAGAGGCAAAAATTTAATAAAATCGGGCACTGAAGCACCAAACGATGTATTGAGAAAATTATATGAAGACTCTTTATTATCGGGCGAAGTCAATAATATAAATACCAATAATTTGGTATTTAATTACTTAAACACTTAGTTTATTTTTTACTTATTAATTTGAAAATTAGATATAATAAAAATATAGATATCAATAAAAAATATAAATTGGATACTATATCAGTATCAGTATCAGTATCAGTATCAGTATCACTCTGGTTATCGTGTTTATCTAATATGTGTTTTTCACCCGCATTTTCTCCATCTGTATTAAGTAATAATGGGTTTTTATTCAAATAATTATATATTGATTCATGTAAATTAGTATATCCTTCATTGAGATCATCATTGGATTGCATTAACTCTTCTCTAAATGCTCTTTGTTCATTTGTTGGCTTTATAACATCTGCCTCAACCAACCTATCATATTCGGGAACCGTAATAGGGACATTATCAACTGGACCTGTATAATTTTCTTCTGGTTTATTAGCAACTACCATATGACATGGTAAAGATACCTTGATACAGTTTTGCTGTGGCTCCTCGTACATCGCTCTGATTAACGGGGCACCACTAATTGATAGAGCAGAACCAATAGTAGCGGGGATAATACCAAGACCTTCACCGAGCTCATCTCTACCAGTAATAACATTCATCTCTACGACATTATTGATATATGAATGAACATTTTCATCCATATTTTTACATGTCATACTACTTTTCAATACATATTTATTACCCAATATACCCTTGCATTCTTCCGATAGAGCGTTTCTCGGGTCGGAAATAAGAGCGGTTGCATAATTTACAATTCCAGCAGAACCTTCCTCGATACCCACCATATTAAAAGGACCGCTCTCCCGCTTTATTTTTTCATAATCAATCATCTCGTTTAGCGGTTTGATACAATAATTGTATGGATGTTTTGATCCACCAAAACTATCAACAATACATTTTTGATTAGACATCTAATAATTATATTAGATTGATATTATATATTCGCTAAATATATAATATTAATTTAACTATCGCTCGGTTACATGATCGGCTGGAGGCAGAAGCGCGTCTGTCAACTTATATGGAGCTTCTGCTTCGCTTTTAGCACCACTAGAATCGGCGCCGGTCTCTTTTAATGTATTAGCCTCTATTATTTTAATATGACCACCAATAACATATAAAATCATAGAACCTACGATAGCTAATAAAAAAATGTTGAACCCATTCAAAATTGGGATATGTATCTTTTTTTGATGAAATGTATTAAATGATTTAGAAAGTAAAGAAGAAACCATATTTTATCATTATATAAACAAAATAAAATATATTATTATAATAATGAGATTATTCAAAACCGGGGAAAATGAACAAAATGCATATTATAAATGGGTCTCAAATAGGCAAAAATATATTTCTTCTTGGAAAGATGAAGCAAATAACAAAACAATAGCGGTATCTAAATTTATTCAAAATTCGTTACCAGACAATATAAAGACAGCCACAAACAATTGTGGTTTTATTGCTAACCCAATAAAACACCATAGAAAACAGTATATAAGTTTTGACGCCAACACAACCGGATTTAGCAGTCAATCGTATATCGGAAGTTTAGATAAACCAGGTTCTGAAAATTTTACCACCGTTGACTGTGACACTTTACAACAAATCGCGCATAAATACATTATAGATATGAGAGATATGAGAGATTCCTCAAGTTGCTACCTTACCAGTAGCACAAAAAAATGCGGTGTAATAAAACCAGCGACAACAGTAATAAATAGCGAGTATTCTCAATCACACAGAGCCCTATTACATAAAAGATGTAAAACAATTGGCCAAAATTTACCATTGACAAAAAAAAATACAACTTTTTCGGTCGAAAAAACAGAGGAATGCAAAACATTGAATAAATGCATGCCCGTATTTGCTCCATCTAATACAAAATATCAAGTCCAGGGTCCATTATCAAGTTCTGCGAGAATATCAGCAATAAAATATTGCGCACAAGATCTGGATGGACATAGGTGTAAATTACCAGCAACAAACTTCTCTATTACCCAGCAATTACATTCGGGCCGCAGTATAGCGACCACAGTTCCATGTGCGACGCACTGTTTCGAGTATGGCCCGGGTAAAAAAAGATACGGAACCAGAGTATTGTAGAAACGCAGACATAAAATATTCAATTACTCGAGTTATAAAATAAAATAATACGGAATTTTATTTTATAACATACATATGCTATAGGAAGAAAACAAATGTAGTTCTAGATTTTTTTTACACATTTAAACATTTAAACATTTAAATGCTCAAAGGTGTAATTAATTCTGATAATGTCATACCAAATCATTCAAACCTACAAAAAGGCAGGCGCAAAGAAAAACACATAAGCAGCCGAATTAGTAAAAGTGAATTCAAAATTAATTATTAACAAAATGTTTGTTAATGGGGAAATTATATTTATTACACCAATTTACACTTTTTTGAATATTAATATTTTTAAGGGCGTTGATTTTATTCGTGAATTTATCAGGATAAGATAAGGCTTTGACTTTAGTATTTTTAAATGTAGACAACAAAACTTCTTCTGCATCATTACTTGAAGAACTTTTATTATCACTATCACTACCAGAGTGTTGACTATTTTGCAGTTTAAATTTGGGAGTTTGAAGAAATGATAATCTCGACTCAATATTTATCTCCTGAGGAGGACTTTGACATACATTGTTATTTAAATTAAGTAAATCAGTTACCAGAGTAGTTTCGTCTTTTATTGAGGGAGTAAAAAAATGTGTATCTGGAAACGATACCAAATCATGTTTAATACTGTAATAATTATCATAATCTTCATCGTCTGAACTAAGATAAGTTCGGTGTTTAACGTTAATATATTCTCTGATTAAATTTAATGTAGTATTAATATTTTCAATTTGTTGTTGGCCGTATATAGCATTAATCTCTTCTATTTTTTTAAGAAATAGTTGGGGTAATCTGATATTAAATAGAGAATAGATATTGTCTATATTATTCATAACATAATCAAAGTTATTTATTATTTCGGACTTGATATATGGGTTATTGTTTTTGAAATTTTTACATACGATATATTTTTCTGAATTAGCTACTCTACTCGTACATGGTTTATATATATAAACATAATGATATAAATTAGATAGTAAAAATATGATTTCTACAGTTTTAAATTTGAAGATATCGAATATTTTAACGACAAAATTACCACCGGTTTTCTGCATAATTATAGCAAAAAAGATTTGGGCGATTACTAATTTCATAGATAACTCCTCTTGTTGGTTAAAATCAACCGAAAAGTCAAATCCACCGTCGCCGGTAATATAGTCCATTGACCCGGCATATTTTTCATTACAATACATTAAATTTTCTTTCAAGAAGAGATCTCCCGTATTAGATGAACCGTATTCGATAATAATATTTTTATTATTATTAAGATAATGCGAACTTTTTTTCCATGATGGTATATTAACATCTGGAGAAATTAAGGTTATACCATAGAGTTTATCATTGATATTATTCCGCTTATAATTAAATGCCTCTATAAAACCACCCGGTCCCTCAGCAAGATGAAAACAATTAAGGTTTGTTGTTTCGGTTAAAAAAGAAAACGTATGTATGATTTCAATCATCTTGAAAAACGAACGAGATAGAGGTTTATATTTACATATGGCCATTTTAAATTCTGGGACATGTGAATGAATAAATTCATATGGATTGGTGATTTTTTTGTAATAATCCCAAAAGCTATTGTATTCGTCTATTTGCTCTTTAATATTTGATAGATAATGATGTAGCGAATTTGATATACGGATTGTTTCCTCTTCGCCAGGTGTTTTCAGTGCAAAAGAAAAAACCAGATTTTTATAATTCAATGATGGGATATTAATATATGCCATATTATATTAGATTCTAACTATAATAACTAATATAATAATTTTAACTTCTTTTACATATAAACTTATTTTTCCCTCTCGTTGTTCCTGCTTTTACGAGGCTGCTTTCTCTGCTTTTTTTTGTGCGAGTTTCTCAATTTTAGCCTTCTCTTTTTCTTGTTTTTTAATTTCAGCTTTTTCTTGTTTAATTTTCTCTTTCGCTGCTTTTTTTAGTTCGGCCTTTTCCAATTTTGCCTGTTGTTTTTTATCAAGACCAGTTGTTATGGGTTCAACCATCTCTTCCGGGTATTCTATTGCTTTTTCGGCGGATGTCTTGAATTTGTTATCAATCGACTTTTTTTCTAATTCGTTTAATTGTTGATCCAGATTAGTGAAGTCGTCGGTGAGTTTTTTATCGGTTTTATCGTCGTCGGTTTTTAGAGGGACAATGGTATCTGTATTTACATCTCTAACTTTTTTGAAGACAAAATATTTATTTAAGAATGAGATGCTTTTTTCTTCGCTCGACATATTGAGGGCCTTACCGAATTTAGATCCTAACAATTTGTTTTTATTGATATCCTCTTGCATAGCATTATAGAGTTCGTCAAAATATCCAACCGAACTGGGTAAATTTAACATTTTCAGTTCACTGGGATTTAATGGTGCAAAACCGTAGTTTTCTAATATACGGGTCAAATAACTAAAATTCACCAAATACTCCCTGAAAGTTTTGTTAATAGTTTCTTGATAAACATCAATGGGGTATCCGATACATGTTTCGTCATCTACATAAGTCGTATTGTTGTATTTTTTAGTAACTTCCCAAATTTTTTTATTGTTTTTAGATAAGCTTTTAGATTTACCACCTTCAATATCATTCATTAAATTGAATACTTTTTCTCCATCATAACAGGTTCCAATGAAATATCCTCCAATTGTAGTGCATTGAGATATATTCTTGAGGAAACCATTAAGTAGAATTTCGTTTTCAAACATATAATGTAATGCAAACTGGATAGAACTTATATTAAAACCATTTTGGGCGATGCCATAGTTATTATATACGCTTTTACCTAATACAGCTTCATTTTTAGCCCCATCACCAAAAATGGCTTTGATGATTATCTTATTTTTTTCACTAACAAATGCATCGCCGTTTCTAATATTTTTTGAACTATTACCATTGATAAACAAGGCTTTGGGTATAGTAGAATATTGTTTTGCATAATTTAAATATCTGGCACAAGCACCATCTAAGCGATTTTCAATATTATCCTTGCTTAAATCAATCCCGAGAACAAATGGAACATTCGCATTAATCCATTTGGGTAAATCACCAGCTTTACCACAAGCATAATCAATGATTGTTGTTCCAGTATCAGCCAGTCTATTAATCAGCATGTTTTTGACATATAAATTATGAAAATCCCTTAAACCACGCGTTTCAGACACTGAGTCAGTTTTATTGTAATATATTTCATCATTATTATCAAATACAATATTGTCCCCTGTTGTAATAATATCATTTGTAATAGGATGATGAATAGATTGCCAATTAGAATTTGCCACATGGTAAGCATTACCAAAATTTTTACCCCCACTTCTCAATTCTGATGTTTTATCATAACGCACTCGTAGAGGCACCCATTTCCATAAAGATGGTTTGGAAACATCGTATCTAAATTCTACAATAGTATTATCTTCAATTTCCTCTCCTTCTTCCGTGAAAATTTTAAGGTTGGCCGACTCATCCATTGAACCAATTATATTACATATTCCAGCGTTTTCATCAGATGGATTCGTAGGATAAAAACGAGCCGGCTTATAACTATTATTATTATATTGGTGCTTTTTAATAACATACTCGTTTAACATATCATTACATGGATTAATGTATCCGTGTTTTTTTTCATCATACCCCACATGGAGAATTAAAGTATTGTATGTTTGGAATTGACTGGTAGAGGTCAAATTAATTCCATCACTATGAATATGTGTCTGTTTTTTAACACCAAAATCATTTTTTTTGAATGTAACCAAGAAATCAATAGTATTGAATATAGGTGGTTTCCATTTGAATGATTCCATCCAAGTAACTTTCTGATTGGGTGCGGCAAATCCAGCTTTATTACTTGCAACACCAGTATTAGCAGGTGTAAAGATTAAACCATCGGTATTATATGGTAATAATTCAATATTGGACAGTATCTTTTGTGAACCAATGAATACATTCTTGGAATAAAACTTCTTATTTTTAATCTCGATATCGCTTTTATGGTTGGGAATAATAGATTCTGGGTTGAGTTTGCTGATCGCGCTCTTAAGAATTACAAGGCGGTAATTAGTGTCTTTATTATTGGATTCATCATCCACATTGATAAATGTTAGACCAGTAACATTTTTACCACTACAATAGTAAATATCAAATGCGGCATATAGATTAATGTAGTCCCCTGTTTTACCATGTAAAATGTGCTCGCCATCAATAATAGTATTGTATAAGTCAGTTGCTTTGGTATATGAACCAGTGAATTCAATATTCATTAAAGTATTGATTAAGTAAATTTTACCATCATCATTTACAAATAATAATTTTCTTGCACCGTCCGCTTTATCAGTTACTGTATAATTTGTTCGGATATTAGGAATAGATTTATTAGTATCATTTATATCAACTATATTTATAATATTATGCATTTGTAATGTAGCCGATGATGGCCCGATAAAATCCTTATTTATGTGTCCCTTGCTTGGATTATAGTCTTTACCCTTTGTAAGTTTAAGATAGTTTCCAATGATATTGTTCTGTTCGGTTAATGATACTGGATAATTAGTCTGTTGAATTCCTATCAATACGTATTTAATGGTCTCTTTGAGTTTTTTATAAATAATTAGACCAGTGGAAAACACAGTATCCACTCCAATTTTGCTATTGTCTAATTCAATCTCAATTTCATAGTGTTCGGTAGAATTAAATACATCAGCATCTTTCACGTTATATTGAGGAACATATTTATTGTAATTGTTTGTTTTGGATGTTTTAACAATGCTACAATGAACACGGAATGGATAATCAGGATGAGTGTATTCAAACCGTTTAATGTAACGAAATACCTTTTTTGTAGTGTTCCACTTGCTTGTTATATTTATGATTACAGGGTCATTCATATCGTATTGTTTTTCTGTTTGATACGCAATGCGAAAGTTAAAATCATCGAAATCTAAAGGTGGTATTTTAACCCCATTGTGAATAATGTATTCTTTTTCAACAAATACCACATTAGTAGGATCAGTAATATTGCTCAGATTATTATATTTGCAATAATGCTGGATATTAGATAATCCAGATATTTGTGTTCTAATATTAGACGATTCATTATCAAGTGTAATTTTTAAAGCATAATTTTCACTCGAACATTTAAAATTATTATTCAATAAACTTTTGATAACATTGTAAAAATCTATTTTATATAGAGGCTTGATTTTTTTTGTAGCGAACCTGACTTCTAATTCTGACTCTGTATTTTCAGGTAATTTATTGATATTTAGTAAATAGAGATTGATTAAACGCTTAAATTGCTTGGTAATATCGCTATCATCATTTGATTCAATAACTGTTTTTAATGGTAGAAGAGATGAACCGCTTTTTGATTTAGACATAATATATATATTTGTTTTATTATTTATTATATTATTTATTATTAAAATAATATAATATCAATTTTAAAATAAATTTGATACATTTTAGGAAAATTTATGTTAATTTTTTAATACATTCAGCATATAGTTCAATTTTAGTTTTCTTTTTACCGTGTTCATTGGTTAATATGATATTTAACTTCTTTGCGATTTCAATCATCTCTACTGATTTATAACTACTAATAGATTTCATTGGTTTTTCGAGATTATTGACATAATAATAATTATTTACTGCATAATGAATATCTAATTTATCAAGATCCATGACTATATCAAAATTTTTATTAACGGATGATGTATTATTATATATCAGTTTGATAGCGTGATAAGTATCCAAATTATCAATTTGTTTTGTATTGTTTTCTAAATTATTATCAGTAAAGCAAGCATAAGTATTATTGTCTTTAATTACCACAATATCAATATTATATAAAATACATAGGGCTCTAAATGTATACAGACTCGTTTTCTTGTCGTTAGTAATCTCGGCAGTAATAAAATTTCTTTGAATTTTGTGTTTTTTCAGTAATTCTTTGTTATTAATTATTTTATCAATAATCTCGATTTTAAATTCTTTCTCTCTGGTAAATGTATTGATATACTCTAAATCTTTGTTGGATACCTTGAAATGTAGTTTGTAAAAACACCAGAAAAATGCATCGGTTAATTTAGATTTATTAGAATGTGGCAAAACGTGGTTTTGTTTGGATTTGCCTTTATTATAATCCGGAAAAACACTGCTTCGTGGTGCATGTCTATCGGTCGTTAGTTTATTATTATTATTATTATTGTTATTGTTATTGTTATTGTTATTGTTATTGTTATTGTTATTGTTATTATTGTTATTGTTATTGTTATTATTATTATTATTATTATTATTGTTATTATTATTATTTTTGGTCTTGGTGAATGGTTTATCATTCGCAATGTCCGGTGTAGTTTTTAAATTGTTTAACATGTACTTGTTTAAAACCGAATCAAAATCATTATTATCACCGTTAATATTTAAATTATACATTGTCTAAATATTATCATATGTATTATGTTGTAGTATTTAATATTGTTTTTTATATATTATAGTGATAAAATTTATTTTTGAAACACCTGAAAAATATGTATCAAATAAAAGGACACGAAAAACCAAGAAGAATTATTTATAATATCTTATAAACTCGCCGTTTTAAATGTTCAAAGGTGTAAAAAAATTATTTTCAATATTATTTTTCTTTGATTCGTCTATACTTATATGTGTTTCTTGCGTGTTTATAAAAGAGATATATTTCTTAATTTCATCAATAACAATGGTTGGAGTATTATTGAGATTAACAAAAATACCATTGTTGTTCTCGGATAATTTAATATTATTCTTTTTGAAAATTTTGGCGATCTCTATATGACGATATTTATCCAGTTTCTCGATGGTTTTCCTGATTTTTTCCAACTCATCATAATCTATTTTGGCAATGGCTTCATTAGTATATTGAGTTATAATTTTATTATTTGCTGCCTCCATTTACATTATATAATAATATCTTTTAATATCATTATATTAAACATTTTAAGATAAAAAAACAAGAGAAATATTTTTTTGGGTTTGAGTTTTGATTCATTAATTGTTATCGGGATATGATACATCGCTTAGACCGGCTTTATTCGTTTCATGTTTATTAATATCTATAAATTCAGCAATTACAGAAATAAACTTGTTGTTTAATTCATATCTTTGTCCCAATACCTTAATTTTTACAATATCACCTTCATTGACTTCTGAATATGGCACACTTTCAAAATGGTGGTCTCTCGCTATAAATATTACGAAAGGACTGACATCATCATTCATCTCCGCCCGAATACCCACTTTAGTTATAGATCTTACAACACAATCAAGAATCATAGATTCGACTGTATTTGCCACTTGACATTCATATACAATTGCAAATATAACAAACTCGCCAGATAATTCACCAGATGAATAAGAAACTAGAGTTACAGAACCAGGCTTAACAAATCCTTCATTTATACATATACCCTCTACTTTGTATTTAATTGTATCCTGTAAATAATTAAAAATATCCGAATCTACTTTCCAAAAATTAACATGGATTTTTTCGGTTAACAACACCTTCGTGTAAATTTCATCTGTGCCCATTACTAATATTATTATAATATTAATATCTGTAATTAATTCAATTTTAATTAATTCAATTTTAATTAATTCAAAAATATTAATAATTACATTTGTTAATATTTTTACTCATATTTTTAAGATGGCTTTATTAGCTCGTTGATTAATCCGTGATTCGTTGAATAAAACCAAATCTTACCATCACTCATAATTAAATGATGATGCCTAAAATATAATTCTGCAATAACGCAAATATATTTACCCAACCTATTTGGGCTCTTAATCAATTTACTATACTGTTCTTCTGAGACAAAATTATGCATAAAACAGGTAAATCTATCTTGAATTGATTTAAAATACCTACAATCTTTGCCTATCGTATAGTTGTTTTTCTCGGGGATGATATATATAATTTTAAACTGGTAAAAATTTCCTATTAGAGATTTATCAATAAAACCGCATGCGTTTGCTCTCTGGTCCGGTTTGATTGTATATTTTGATTTTATAGTATCTCCAAATTTGTCATAATCTGTTTTTTGTCCTTTTATTAAACTTATACTACCGTCATTTTCATGCTTTATCACTAATATAGTATAAATTTTATAGTTGCTTTTAGTGGGGATAACCAGACATTTAAGTATAGACCCATTGTATTCGGTCTCTACTATACTTTCATCTAAATAATCCTTGATCGCAACACACGCCCCTTGCGATTCTTGTCCCGAACAAAAACCATCACTAGTATTGTATATATAACTAAACAGACTGATATATGATTCTTTGTCTAAATTATCAATCAAAATGTGTAAAATAATCTTGGGTAATAATTCCAAATTAAATTTCAAAATTTCATTTTTCTCCTCGTTGTTAATAAAATTTACTACATAAGCAAGATCGTTATATTTACTGTTGAAATTCTTATTTTCGATTTTTGTTCCATTTGTAATATTAGACCAATAAAGAAGTAACTTTTCCAGGATTTTTTTGCCAGACTCTAAGTCTGTTTTTAGTGGTTCATGATTTTTAGCTGGATCGTTTATTTTCATAGCGTCGTTATCTTTGTTTGAATCTGATTTATCAACTTCATATATTATTGAATCGATCATGCTATTTGTGGGAGTGCTTCTATTGTATATTGAAGTATTTTCATTATCTAACTCTAATGGTTGATAAATATACAAGTTGTCGATATTTATTAGTCTCCCCTGTCTATTGTATTTATCAGTTATACTTTGTAATTTATTATTAATTAATTCATCTAAAGCATTATTAATAGCCAGTAAAGAAAAATTATCCCTCATATTTATAACTCCAATTAGTTCTTCTTTTCTGTAAAAATAATTTTCTTTGAATAATTCCCGAATGATTTTTATAATTTTGTTATTTGTGGTTTCTAAATAACTATCGTTATATGTTTTTAAATTATCCTCTTCTTCCTGATCCATGTTATAATCTTCTTTGTTTGGATTACAATAATATTCACATGTCTCCATATAATCACATAACGCAGTAAATGGTTTATCTCCCACTTTATATTTTACTCTCTTGTAGTTAGAGAGAGTTAAATCCAATTCGTTATTTACCAATTTACTCATTTTATTTTCATTAAATAAATTTAGATCATAATTAAGATGACAATCCACGCTTACCTCTTTTAATATTCTCGTAACATTACCAATTAATTTCGCCTTTTCTTCGGCCTTTCTATATATCAATAAATCGATAGTTTCTATGGTGGGATTGGAGAGTAATGAAGCATACATAAATATTTGAACGTTTCTCTCGGCGAGCGGCAAATCCTTATGACTACAAGTTCTTATACCTCTACCTATGATTTGCTCTATTCTATTGATATTATACCAGGGTTCTAATATATGAATTTGACGGATATACTTGAAATCTAATCCCTCACTACCAGCACTCGATATTAATATAACTTTTATGTTTTCACCATGAACATTATTGGAATCGTTACACGATTTTAATTCCTCTTCTTTATTGGGAGATAATATTTTGTCACCCGTAATCATAATGTATTTTGCACATTTGAATTTATTATTTTCTTCAATTGCTTTTGATTTAGGTTTATATGAATGTATGTCTAATTCTTCCACTGGCGGGGTTTTAAGCAATGAGCGCGCTCCGGTTCCATATCTTTTAAACCCATATGATTCTAGTGCTAATGCCAATGGTATCAACCCGCCGTCTATAAATTGCGAATATATAATTATAGGCCCTGTCGAATTCTCTATGGAATCTATTATATTACTAATTTTTGAACTATAATTTACAAGATTCTCTCTTAAAAAAATATTGGGGGCTGATTCGTCTTTAAATTTGTAATTAAATCTGTATCCGTGTTTTACGTCTTCCTCATATGACATGAAATTAGTTAGTGCACTTTTACCTACTAATTTTTTTACATCAAGTTTTAAAGAATTGATATTTTCTAGTTGTGTGTTTTCCAATTCTTTCATTGGATAAACCATATTCAATGCCTCTAATGGTTTTAATAATAAAGTGTATTTATACGAATCATTTTCTTCATTGAAATCGGTTTTGCTTGTTATGTAATTATATACTTTTTCTTGATATTCCCGCAAATTTGTTATATAAATATCGAAATAATATATTTTGGTTGGCTCTTCAAATCTATTACCCAATACATTATGTGTTGGGTAATTGAAATCAGAATTTTTTATACTCTTAACGTTGTTAAATACCTGTGGTAATATTCTGTATGGAAATATAAACGGATTGTCTCCTTTTATATAACTTACATAGCCATTTAACTTTCTATGTAATAGTTCCTTGCCGGTCTGATTACCCTCCTTATCTATTATAAAATCGCCTTTGCTGTTAAATACATCTTTAACATCTATAACGCTACGATTGTCATTTGAGTTTAATAAATTTATCAGGAAAATTATTTCTTTATAATCATTAAACATCGGTGTTGCTGATAATAATACCAACTTCATACCAGATACATTTTTAACCAAATTATCTATTTGTTTTGCTACTAACTTGTTGGAAGTCTCTTTTGAATCTCTTACATTATGTATTTCGTCAATTATAACAAGTCTGTTACCAAAGAATTTATTCAGTTTATTTGAATGTTTAATTATCAAATTAGCCAGCTCGATATAACCAATAAACATATAGTAATTATTTATTGTGTTTTCAACTAATTTTATCACCTTATCTCTCGATATTTTGGACTGTAAAGCATTAATTTCATCTAATATATGTTGACCAGCACAATTATTTATACTCCAACGTCCGTTTATATATTTCAACTTGGTTTGATCAAACAATTGTAATCTAAAATTAATTTGAACATTGGGGGAAGCAACAATTAATATTTCTTTATTGGTTCCATTATATCGCATATATCGTCTTGTTTCTTCTGCTATACCAATTGCCGAGCATGTTTTACCAGTTCCTAAACCATGATATAATAAGATACCATTATATGGAGTATTTTCAGATAAGAAATTTTTTATAAAATTTTGATGAGGCGCCAATTCAAAATTTTGGTCACATAATTTTTTACCCTCTTCTCCTATGTCTATATCATCGTTAACATTTACCTGTTGTTTATATTCATTGAATTCTTTTTTTTGACTAATTTTAAAATTCAAAAATTTATCATCTAAATGTGGATACAAATAATCTGTTTTATGTTTATTATCGGGTTCGTCTATAACTTTATTAGATGTATTATTAATCAACTTACTATTCAGTAATTCAACCGCATTTAAAAAATATTGTACGTCTCTTTTATTGTGTAAATTATTTTTATTATCTTCCAATATGCTTTTATCAAAATTAAAATTGTTAATATTATTTTTAAATAAGTTGTGTAATGTTGTATTTTTTTTACCTTTAACTGTCTCTTCATTGGGATGTTTCTCTTCCCCATCTTCTACTTCTTCTTCTTCTTCTTCTTCTTCTTCTTCTTCTTCTTCTTCTACTTCTTCTTCTACTTCTTCAGGTTCATTATCTATTGTGGGTGCTATTGCCCCACCCACTAAATTATGATTTGTCCCATTGATTTTGTATTGTTCTCTAGAGCGTGTTTTATTAATTATTACTTTCTTTTTTTTTCGACTAGTATTCATTATATATTAAATATATAGTTTATATGTTTTTAATAAATTATTTAATTCAATTAATATTTTTTTCTTTTCAATACTATAATCGCGAATATAGTTTTTGGCATCATTTATATTGACCCACTCTAATACACTTATTTCGGATACCTGAAATTCTTTTTTGGGTTCATCTGTATTGTTTATAACACCAATGTAATATTTATGTTTGTATGATTTATAGTTAGACCCTGTAAAAATTTCTTCAAGGGGTAAGATATTGTTTATTTGTATAATTTGTGATTTATCATATCCAGTTTCCTCCTCAAATTCTCTTAAACCACATGGCAAATCTCTTTCTTGATAATTCCGCCTACCCTTTGGAAATCCCCATTCGGGTTCTGAATATTTCTCTCTTGTTAAATTTATTATATCTTCTAAATTATATTTATCATTATTGGATTTTATTCCGAGTAATAGTTGTTCAAATTTATATTTTGAACCTTTCTCTTCATTTTTGTATTGGCTGGTGATATTTTCACCCCATAAATAATTCCATAAAACATCAAACTCATTTCTCGAAATAAAATCTCTTTCACTCACAGTCATTTTATCAAATAAATTAATTAAATATTGCTTATCATCTGTATTATATTTGCCTCTCATAAAATCTACAAACGACAAACTGTCTTTGCGTCTAATCAAGAGTGTTTCGGTGATATTTTTATTTTTTCTAATAGCGATTACACCAATTGAAGTGATCGGTATTTTACATTGGTGAAACAGGTGCCCGAGTTTTGAGCAATTATTGCAAAATACTAACTTCTTATTACTATTCATAGTTTTTAAAGTAATATATTTACTTTTATCTTTTTATATGCTTTTAAATTTTTGTTAAGTCTCGCATAATAATTAAAATATATATATATTCTTTTAGTAAAGTTATAATAATTAAAATATTTATTCTTTTAGTAACGTTATAATAATTAAAATATATATATATAAATGACAACGAGAAAAAATAACAGATATGGGATAAAAAAAACTTTAAGAAAAAATAACAGATATGGGATAAAAAAAACTTTAATAAAAAATGATAAAAATAGAAATAGAAATAAAAACTCTATAAGAAAAACAAAACATTTTAGAAAAAAAAATCTACATAAACATAGAACTAGTTTGAATGGAGGAGGGAAATTTCCCAACTTATTAGTGAAAAAAAAAGAGTCAAAAGAAGAGTTAATAGAAAGAATGGAACAGAGGGGGGTAAAAAATATAAATAAAAATAGGACACATCAAGAACTCGAAATTGATTTTGAACAGCACAAAAAGGAAGAAAACGCCGAAGAGAAAGCGAACGCACAGGCGGATACTGACACGTACATGAGCTATTAGTTGTATCCTCCCGTTCTTGGGTAACCAAGTGGTAATAGTTATTGTTGGATTACTTATGTTAACACTCGAGCGAGTGATAACATATTTCAATTTTAAGGTCTATAACTATAAATTGTTGTAAAATTACCCATTTCAATGTCTATATCATCGTTCCATATATCATCTTCATCTATTTCGTAATCTTTATCTCCGGGTTTATCTACTTTATCTCCGGGTTTATCTAATTGGTTGGTATTTTTGGGGTAATCATAATCGATTTTAATTTCATCTTTCTTTTCTTTTTGTATTAATTCATTATCGGTTGTTCCTAATTTTGTACCAGATAAGAATTTTCCAACAGCTTCAAGTGGTGTATTTTTAGTAATGGCCTCTACGGGTTCAATTGTTTTAGGCGGAGTCAACAATGGAATTGCCTTCACATTCAGAATTTCTGGTTTGGAAAATAGATTATCAGAGGGATATAATTGTTCAAATTTTGTCATAATTTTTTTGGGAATGTCCGGAGATTGATCAAGTAAACTATCATATTCGGTTTTACAATCCTCTACAAACTTCAAACCGTCTGGATAACGCTGATTATGAGGTATGGCTAACATTAAACGAATATTTCGGGATAATAGACCATGTGCTAATGCGGCGGTTCTATGATTTTCCATAAGTTCATTGACCTTTAAAAATTGCATTACCGTAGCTACAAGACCAGCTACAAGATTCAAACAACCTATTACAGATGGTGCTATTTGCTTCATGTTTTCCGGTAATGTTGATTGTGCAAAATTTGCAGTTCCAGTAATAGTTGAAAGTACAATTACGGGTAAACTAAACCGCATATTCATATCTTTGTATAGTAAATATGAACGGTTATGCATGAACCTATAACATGAACATGTCTCGCCCCACTGTCGAAGTATCTGTTCGTGTTGTTCGTTCCATATATTTTCTTCCATTTGCATGGATAATTTTTTTTTTTCAGGTTCCATTATATATACTAACTGAAAAATAATTTTTCTGATTTTATAAAAATTATGATATATGTTCTTAAGATATATCATATTTTAAACTATAACCATTGTGTTTTTACTGGAACAGGTGAATATTCGAGGACTTCGGGAGAAATAGAGTTTATACTTTATAACACAAATAAAGCCTTAAAACTTATATAATATTAAATAAAAACGAAATTGTTGTGATATAAATAAAGAAAGCCGATGACTCGAAGCAAGTTTAAAAAAATATTTTTATATATTAATCCGGTAGTATGTTAAATTTATCAAAAGATTCTACAATTTTATTTAATTATTATGATGAATTATTAAAAAATTCTGATAAAAATTTATTATTCGTTCCCGATAATAGAAAAACGTCGCTTTATATTGATTTTCAGAAACATATATATGATATTTTAGATAATATTTATGATATTTTGGGTAAAGATTTAGATACTATTCAAAATTTAAGAACTGTATATGACAATAAGACGAGAGAATATAAAAGATTAATAAGAAATGTCTATAATAAACACTTTACCAATAATCAATATATTGATTATAAAATTAAAGAATATATTAGAAATAAACCAGGTTCTCTGATTACTTATCAATTACCATTCAAAGATAAAACTATTACCATTAATCTTATTAAATATTCTAAAATTACTCCAAAGCAACTCAAAAACGTTGATAAGTTAGTTAAAAATATGATGGCGCAAATATATTTAATTAGTCATCTTACCAAAAATAATACTTGTTCTGAAGACAGTTTAAATATTTATATATTTTTTACCCCATTTAAGAGAGAATTAGAAAAATCCCAAGAAAAAGTATTGGGCAATGCCAATGCAAATGGTGGATTTTGTTATGGGTGCGTATCAAATGGGGAGATTATTGTTTATAGACAAGAAGAGTTTTTTAAAGTATTCACTCATGAATTATTACATAATTATGGAGTTGATACATATATATTTAATTTTATGGCACAAGTTGAAGACAAAAATACAAAAGAATATTTAATTTATAATAAATTTTTAGCAAATTTTAATTTAAGCAGAGAGAATAACTTAAGTATACAGGAATCTCTAGTAGAATTTTGGGGCGAGTTTTTTAATAATGTTATTTATTCATTTGTTTATTCAAAAAGTTGTAAAATCCCAACCTATAAACAAGAAATTAGATTTTACATACAAGTTTTTGAAACAGTTATGAAATTTGAAATTATACATTCCTTTTTACAAACCACCAAGATATTATCTCATAATCGGATCAATTATATTGATATTCTCTCGAATAATAATAATAATAATAATAATAATAATAATAAGCCTGTTTATAGAGAGAATACCCATATTTTCTCTTATTATATCTTAAAACTATACATATTATTTGGATACAAAGAATTTATTAATTCACAAATTTCACTAAAAAGAGAGAATAAACTATCTTTTAATAATTCTCTCCAAAATATGCAAAACTTCTTTAATTATATGGTTTCGGTATCTAAAAATTCTTATTTACTCCAAAATATTAAATTTATGAGAGGAGTCTATGTGTCTATTAGAGTTTTAAAGACTAAAAATTTGAACTTTTTACTGAATAATTTACGAATGAGTGTATTAGAATATCATTAAATTAAAACGGTAATATGAAACTTCCAAAAACAAGAAGAAAAAAAGTAATAGCAATAGCAGTAAAAATGGGCTTTGGAAATGTATATAATAATATAAATATAAATTAAAATATAAATTAAAATATTCAACAACTAAAGAAAATAAGCAAAGAACATATAATAAGAACACCAGGCAATAAAGATGAATTAAAAAAAAAATTTATAACCATATGTATTATTCGTATTTTTGTATTTATATTCAAAAAATAGTTAGAAAAGTATTGATAAAAAATTATATAACATTACATGGTCCAGGATTTTATAATAGAAAAAGATTTAGTAAGATGCAAAAAATTATTATAAATTTAGTAAGATGCAAAAAATTATTATAAATTTAGTAAGATGCAAAAAATTATAATAAATTTAGTAAGATGCAAAAGTTAAAAATATATTTCTAACTTAATTATGGATACACATTTGGATGCCAAGGTATGGGGACCGTTATATTGGAAATTTTTATATACAATTGCGATTGGTTATCCACTGAAACCAAACGAAGTTACTAGGCGCAAATATTATGATTTAATTATGAATTTCCCACTGTTTTTACCCAATGAAAATATGGGTAATACATTTTCAAAATTTTTAGATAATTACCCCCCACAGGCTTACTTATCCAATAGAGAGAGTTTTATAAAATGGATATGGTTTATACATAATAAAATAAATGTTTTTCTTGGAAAACAAGAAATGACATATGCTGAAGCAATGGTTGCTTTTTACGAAGATTATAAACCAAAAAATTTAAAAATAAAAGAGGAGCGTAAAAACAAACATAAATACATTTTTTCTTCAATAATCATGATTTTGATAGTATCCATAATATTTTTATATATGAATAATAGATAACAAATTACCAAAATAAAAAATATAATTATTATATCATAAATATATAACTTATGAAATTGGAATTATTTATAGTAATGACCGTCTCTATTTTTGCCGCAAATATATATTACGATGGTAAAATTTTAGCGACTCTGAAATCCTATAGCAAATATTATAAAATGGCTATAATTGGATTTGTAGGGCTGTGTGTATATATATATTTGAAACGATCGCCACAAAATAGAAAAGAATTTTTTGAAAACGCAAACGGATATATTAAGTTTTTACCCATAGATCGCCAAACAACATCTATATTAGCACCCATAATAGATTTTACGGGAAAAGCCTTGAACGATTCAATCAATAGTAATTATGTACCTACCAATCAAAACCATAATCAAAATCAATATAGTAATCTAACAGCACAACAAAAAAAAATATTAAACAATTCAAAAACTACTAAACGCTGTGTAAGTGAGACAAAAAAGAAATATGTAGCAGCTTCTCAAAATTGGCAATGCAAGCATTGCCATATAAAACTACCCGCATGGTTTGAAGTGGATCATGTTAATAAATTAGAATATGGAGGTTCCAATAATGTTGATAATTTAGAGGCTTTATGTAGAGAATGTCATGGTAAGAAAACAGCAATGGAAAATTTATAAATAGGCTATCAGAAATTATATAATATATTAATAGTATAATTATGACTCAATTATTTACAAAATTAATAAATTTAATTGAATATATAAGTAAACACTTTTACCATTTATTAAATGGTATAATAAATTCAACCAATTATAAAAGTTACCTAGCTAGTTTATTCATTTTGATTTTTGTAGTGTTGATTATATTAATTAATTTAACAAATGTCTCGGGTAAAAGTGTGCAAATATTACTATTATCTATTAGTGGAATTTTATTAAGTATTTTTTACTTTTTTGTTTATAGAAACGAATTTAGTATAAAAGGAAAAGGCACAATAGCATTTCCCGGAGAACTTCGAAAATATGATTATTACGAAAATAGAAAAATAGTAACAGGTAATAAATTTGATAGTATTAATTTCAAAAAAACAGTTTCTATTCCAATTATAAATTTATTGAAATTCATGGGTTTCCTGGTAGGAACAATAGTGGGGCTTGTATTACTCATGGTGTTTATATGGTATTCATATCAAGAGAATGAATATTTATATAAATTAACCAAAATTGCTCTTGGTATAGCAATAATGATTTCGGTGGGGTCAATAATAATTAAGACATTTTCAATTACTTTAGATAATTGTGCTGATAATAAAAATATATTAATACGACTCTTGTGTTTGATTAAAAATACAGTATTGTTTTTACCATGTATGTTAGTATTGATGGTTGATGAATTAAATAAAGATATAAAGGCTACTCCCAATAGTACATTTATACTTCTTACAATATTATTAATTTTGGTTCTATCTTTTATGGGAATACCGTTATTATTTAAATTTGTAACCAGTTTGAATAAGCACGATTTATTGGGTGGTAAAGGACCGTATTATTTAAATACACGGCGGATAATTGGCAAATATCAAGATTTTGACAAGAATAATAAATACAATTTAGCCGAAACACCAAAAAAGTCCAGTTCATACGCGCTATTTAAAGAAGACCAAGAACAAGATTTCAATATAAAAGTCAGTAGCGGATATTTTGGTAAAGATAAATTTAAATATACTTACACATACAGTGTCAGTTTTTATCTATATTTAAATCCGCAACCACAAAATACCAGTTTAGCATACAATAAAGAAACTGAATTATTCAATTATGGTAACAAACCAATAATATTATATGACGGTCGTAATAGAAATTTAGTAATAAAGTCTAAAACCCAAATGGGCGAAGGTAGTCAATTCGATACTATATACAAAACGAAAAATATAAAATATCAAAAATGGATGTTTATAACCATTAATTACAAAGACAACACGATAGATGTATTTATAGATGGTAAATTAGTGGGTTCAAAAAATAATGTTCCACCATATTTTGATGATGATAAAATTACTATTGGAGAAGATAATGGAATACATGGAAGCATCAAGGATATATATTATTATGATACACCAAGACCAGCTAGTAATATAGAATTTATACATGATTTAACAATAAATAACAAAAATGAGGAGCCAATTTATCTCAAGACAAATGGGAAGTTGAAACTGAAATAATGTAATTAATATATATAGTAAATAATTTATTTGATATAGTAAATAATTTATTTGATATAATAAATTATTTAGTTGTCATAAAATAAAGATTTTAGTAAATAATATAACTAATAAAATAATATAATATTACTTTATATTAAATAATGAAAGTCTCCAATATCATCATGATAACTTTATTGATATTATTAATCGTGTTTTTTGCTACAAGATTTTTATTCATTACGGACATAATTTATGATATTATGTGCAATGCTAAAATACAAGCAGAGAGTCTCGTGGCAACAGAAAGAATTTTGGGTATGCCTACAAGTATAAATCCAAATGTTATAGATAATAAAGATTTCAATGAAAATAATACATCTAATTTTATGATTAGTGCTTGGTTCTATGTTGATAATTGGGGCACTGAAATTTCTTTAGAGAAGAACATCTTATTTGTCTCTACATCGGCCAATTCGATTACCCCAGCGGAATTAAAAACTAAATTAGTTGGAATAAGTTCAACGGTAAATGCCCAAAGTCCCATTAGAAACCCATATAAAAACCTAGCCATTAGTTTAGATAAATATGAAAACAATTTATTGATTGATATTGAAACACATTCGGATGACATGGATAATAGAAGCACATACACAAGATATATCATCAAAAACGTTCCTATTCAAAAATGGAATAACATTACATTATCCGTAGATACAAAAACTTTAGACGTTTATTTAGATGGTAAATTAAGAAACTCATTTATATTACACGGTATTTACAAAAACAGGGATGAAAGTAACAGAGTCAAAAATATATATCTTGGTAATTTAGGCGGTTCTAATGTTGGGTTCGAAGGTTTTATTACGCGAATTAGATATCAGCCCATATCCATTAATCCACAGGAAGCGAAAAATATCTACAAAGATGGTATTAATCTTTCCAACTCGAGTGTAAATAAATATGGTTTGAAGGTCAGTTTCCTTGAACATGATAAAGTTCATTCTTCAATCAGTATCTAATCATTATGAAAACAATTTTTGAAACAATTTTTAAAAATTGTTTAAATCTAACGATATTTAGAGATATTTTAGAGGAATGAATATTGACTATTGTTTCAAAAAAAATTATTATATTATAATATAAGTATAATTATAATAATGGATAATTTATTAGCTAACGTAAAAAAAAGAATCATATCAACAACACCATACGGTTCAGAGAGATTCCTTAGCTCAAGCAGAGAGTTTTTAAACAGTAATACACTAATAGCAAAAGCAACGTTTTTATTATTGATGATAATAATATTCGTCTCGTTGTTTTACATGTTTAGTAAACTAATTATGTATGCTATGATGCCGTCCGAAAGCCCATATATAATTAAGGGAATGAAAGATGCAACACAGACAATGATTATACCACAGTCATATGCCGATAAAAATTCGGTTCCGATTTTCAGGAGTAAAAACGAACATGATGGAATTGAATTCAGTTACTCATTCTGGATGTACGTAAATGATTTGAATTACAATGATGGCAATGACTTTAAGCACGTATTCCATAAGGGTTCCTCGTCTAAAGGCGATGGTAAATTAGATGGAGTTTATGGTCCTAATAATGCTCCTGGAGTATATTTATATACAGGTAAGAAAAATATAGCAGACGATTTATTGGATAAATACCCTGTATTAGGAATGTTAATTAGAATGAATGTTTTCCCTGATAACGACGACAAAATCAACCCATACAAGTATTACGATGATATATATGTTGATGCCATTCCTATCAAAAAATGGGTGAATGTAGTGGTCAGAGTAACCGGTCAAAACATAGTTGATGTTTATGTTAATGGAACTTTAACAAAAAGACATAAATTAAGCAATATCGTAAAGCAAAATTATGACAATCTTTATGTAAATTTAAATGGTGGTTTTGGTGGTAATATTTCCAATTTGAAATATTATAATTACGCAATTGGAACATTTGAAATACACAAAATTACATCAGATGGGCCGGATCTTACTATAAATAAAGATACAAGTTTAAAACAATCCAAGCCATTTTATTTGTCGTCTCAGTGGTATTTTGATAATACTGACCCATTAACGAATTGAATAAAATAGAGAAAAATAGAAATATTTATTATAGATAATATATAATCAATAATAAATAATGGCAAATTCAAACGGTAATGATGCAATTAGAACTCACTTTATTATGGTATCGACATACAATAAAGGTGCTGAAGAGGAAGGAACAAAAATAAATATTAAAGCTTTAATAGCAGATGTAGATATTAGTTATACACATCCTTCTTTAAACCCTGATAAATTAAAAAATAGAGTTATTTTATCTAGTAAAGATAAACACGTCGGACCAGTTACATTAATATCACAGCAAAATTTAACTCATAACATCAAATTTATACATAAAAATAATGATTTTTTAAAACCCAGGATTATATTTGTAAAATATAACGTAACCAATAAGATAGTGAATAGTAATAAATATTTATTTGCTGATTTAACTAATATTAATTTAATGGATGTATCAAATATTAGTAATACAGATAACAATATTAAAGATATTGCTAACTCTGCTTATCTCAACCGTTTAGTTTCTTATTTTAATATATATAAATCTTTTAACAATAGTGATTATTATCGATTCAAATTCACCGATTTTATAGACTTATCAGATATGGAACCAGGAACTTTAGAAGATGCAAACAATGACAAAATAAAAGTAACCCCTAAATTGGTTTCATTACAAAATAATTTCGCAACGAATAATATGTTAAATTATAACGCAGATGATTTTAAGAATCTATTAATTAAAGATGATTATGGTGGTTCTAATAATAAATTAGAATTTGATAAAGATATTTCTGGCAATGAGACAATTCTATTGCGTAGCGAATTCGATAATATTTCAACAGTCAAGTTCGACTTAAAACATGATAATACTTATATACCTGATATATGTATTAATTTTGTATTAAATAAAGGGTATGTTAATAAATCACAAACATATGGGAAGTTGTATTTAACAAAAGATTTCACCTATTTGAATGCTCGTGTGTTAGATTATAGTAATAATTTTTATGAGTATAATAATAGTTTAGATGAAAATAAAGTGTATTTATCTCTAGGGAATTCAATTACGGGTATAACACAGCGAGATTTATATACGAAGATGGAGTTGGATATAAAAACAATAGATACGACTACCCTATCTTCTTCAAATAAAAAATTAGGAGATGTGAAAAAAATATATTTCAGTAAATCGGTGATTCCACCTAATATTGAAACCGAAATGCTGAACAGAAAATATTTATTAAACGAAGACTACGATTACAATTATGATAGTATTTTGTATAATAACGTTCAATCATCAAATATAAAGATTGGAATAAAACAAAATTTATTAGATTATTACCAGGGTTATAATGGTGAACTCTCCTATAATATATATAATAGTGCTTTTAATTCATTTGCAGTATCAAAAGATATTTCATTTGATAATTATACTCCATCGGGAAACAAGTTTGTTATTAGCGATATATCATACGCCTATTTAAATAACCGAATACGATTTAATAATTCATTATTAAATCCATCAAATATTGGAAATGCATTAATCGATGAAATCATTACAGACAATGAAATTATCTACGATTTCAGATATAACTACGACAAAACATTTTATACTGATATATTTTTAACTGTAAAATATGAAGAAAATTCACCATTAAATTTTCATAAAATAATTTTGACGAGCGAATTTACTGCATCAGAATCTAGTGATTTTACAAATGTTGATTGCGTCTTTATATATCATGACCCATACGACGAGAGAACACCCGAACTATTTCGGTATCCATACAATAATATTGAAATTAGTAATAACCCCAATATAGATACATTGACTCGGGCAATTGTCCTTTTACCCGGGGCGGATTCTTCGGTTACAAATACAATTATTATTCCCTCTAAAAATGGAAGTAATTTATCAAGAAAACAGATACAGGGGTTAATTGGTATGAATAATATACCAAAATTATTATCGATATTACCATATGAGGATGAGAATATTATTGGTAGGGGATTTGTAAATCAATTTCAAATAACAGACAAATGTAAAAATCATGCCGATAGAGTAGAGGATAAATTAAACTCACAGAAACATGTATCTGTAAAAAATACAATAGGAAAAAATGCAAATAATACGACCAAATCAAAAAACTTTGCTAATTTGGTAAGATCAAGGGGACGTAATCAAATAATTAGGGGAACTACAGTTGATTGTAGTAAGGTTGAAATAACGAATTATACCACACCATTTACTAACCCTATGTGGCGGCATTCAAGATGATAAAACATATAGATGAGTTACTGGATTTTACTTCTCTTTTATTTTCTATTGGTTCTACCGCTATGGCCAGTTATTATGCCATAAGCCACCCACCCGATGCAATATGATTGTATCTAAGTAGATGAGATTGAACCCAATGTTGTCATCCTGTGTCTCGGGGAAACAGTATAAATTTATATTTTTAGATAATATACATATATATACATATATACATATATGTATATATATGTATATATGAATTATACTTATATATATAAAGACGTGAATCATTCACCGTTTACCACTCCATTTATTGCGCCAATTATAATAGTAGTATTTTGCGGATTGATATCTTGTTTGTATATAGTTAGAAAAAAAATGGCAAATATTATATTTAATTCGGTATTAGAAATAAATAGTAAATCACGGATTACATATAGTAACAATAACGATGGTTTAATACCCAAAACGGAAATAGAAATAATAACAATAGATAATAGATAATAGATAATAGATAATAGATAATAGATAATAGATAATAGATAATAGATAATAGATGATAGATGATAGATGATAACGATGTCACCAAATTGCCAATTTATAATGAAGTTTTTAATAAATAAATAGATAAATCGATATTAACGTTTTCTAACTTATCTTATTTCTTAATCTAATTTGGTGATTGATTACTTTGCAAATAATAGTTTTTTTTTACAAAAACCATTCAATAAAAAAAAATAATATAATTAAAATTGAAAAATATATTACTGTCAAAATATATAGATAAAACTATATATTATAGTAAATTAGATGACAACCAAAACTGTTATCAAAACCAAGTCATATAAGTTGTATGATTTTAATGTTTATGATGGTTTTAGTAAAGCAGAAAATCTGGGTAAAAATGGATATGATAAATATAAAGATAATAAGAAATTTATCATTCAAATGTTTGGAATTAATACAGCCGGTCAAACAGCATCAATTATCGTCGAAGATTTCAACCCTTTCTATTATATCAAAGTGGGCGATGATTGGAGTGAATCAGATAGATGCGAATTTGTCAGCCATATCAAGGGCAAGTTAGGAGTTTATTATGAAGACTCTATTGTCGCATCTAAACTGGTTAAACGGCACAAATTATATGGTTTTGACGACAACAAATTACACACTTTTATTAAAATTTCATTCACCAATACAGGAGCATACAACAGAGCAAAGAAAATGTTCTACATTGATTCTAACGTGGATGGTGTATTCAAGCGAGAATTACTACCAGATGGATATTTATATGAAGAAACAAAAACAAAATGTTATTTATATGAAGCCAATATTCCACCACTACTAAAATTATTTCACATTCAAGAAATTAGCCCGAGTGGTTGGGTTCAAATACAAACTGATAAGATTACTAAAATGAGGCAAAAATCTACACATTGCGCTTACGAATATATTACCAGTTATAAACATTTGAAAAAGGCAGACAAAGATGATATCGTTAAATATAGCATTTGTAGTTTTGATATTGAGGCAAGTAGTAGCCACGGCGATTTTCCAGTCCCGATTAAAGATTACAAAAAACTTGCTACCAATATTTTAGAATATTATAATGAACTAGACGACAAGACCAAATTTGATGTTGCTTGTTTCAAAAAACATATTAACGCCGGCTACGGATATGAGCGTTGTCCTGATATCGCTACTGTATATCCTAAACTCAAAGATATTTCAAACGAGCAACTGGATAATATATTCAGCAATTTCATGCTATATATTCCCGCGAAAGACCAGTCAAGGAAAGATTATATCAAGGAAAATGAGGAATCGGAATCCGATAATGATGATGAGGATGATAAGAAAGAGAATGATGGCGCCGACGAGGCTATTGCGTTTCACAAAAGACACAAGAAGGTAAAGAAATATAATAAGCGTGCGAACATTCTAGAAATTATCCAAGATGATAAATGCGAACACGATACAAAACTATTTGAATTAAACAATGCACTGACTAAATTTTACCCCGAATTAGAAGGTGATATGGTGACATTCATCGGTATGACATTTCTAAATTATAGCGATAAGAAACCACATACCAGATATATCATTGTCAAGGGCGGGTGTGAAGTCCCTGAAAAATATAAATCGTGGGTCGTTGAAAATAATGTTAAAATTATTGAAAAAACAACAGAAAAAGGTGTATTATTAGAATTCACTAACATTATGACACTGGAAAACCCACATATCGTGACCGGTTATAACATTAACGGTTTTGATTTTGATTTTATGTTTAAGCGGTCAAAAGAAATTGGTTGCACAGAAGATTTCCTAAAATTATCAAAGAACATCGATGAAGTATGCATGACCAAAGACTGGAAGACAGGCGAAATGGAAATCGCTAAAAACAAGATTGTATTAGCGAGTGGTGAATACAATTTAAGTTTCATCAATATGCCAGGCAGAATTATCGTTGATATGTGTGTGGTTTTCAGGCGCGAATACACATTAAGTTCGAATAAATTAGACTACGTATCTTCATATTTCATTAGTGATTCGGTAAAAAAGATTGATATTGATAAAGAAAACAATCAAACATGCATTTACAGTAAAAATTTAACAGGTTTAACTGTTGGTTGCTATGTTAAGTTTGACGAAGTAAGTCATAGCACGAATAATTATAAGAAGGGACAGAAATTTGAAATTTTAGACATCAATCTGGATAATGCGAGTTTCACTATTGATTCTGCCGAAGAATTAGATTTAAATAAATATAAAATCAATTGGGGTTTGGCAAAGGATGATGTGTCAGTTCATGAAATTTTTGAATTAGCTAATAAATCCGATATAGATAGATTTACCGTTGGTAAATATTGTCTTGGCGATTGTGATAATGTTATTTGGTTACTGATTAAGGTTGATATTATCACCGATAAGGTTGAGATGTCTAATTTATGTGATGTTCCGCTAAATTTCTTACTTCAGCGAGGTCAAGGAATTAAACTACAGAGTTATGTTTCTAAAAAATGTGGTGAAAAAAATACACTAATGCCCATCATTGAAAAAAATCTTAATGATGGGGGATATGAAGGGGCACATGTATTCAATCCCAAAACTGGATTATATCTTGAAGACCCAGTTGCCTGTGTTGATTACAGTTCTCTATATCCGTCATCTATGATTAGTGAAAATTTATCACACGACAGTAAAGTATGGACGAAAGAGTATGATTTAAGCAATAATTTAATTCATTCAACCGGTGAAAAAGATTCTGATGAAAAATTTATATATGATAATTTACCGAATTATACATATGTGGATGTAAAATATGACACATATGAATATTTACGGAAGACGCCCAAGGCAGCAGAGAAGAAGACTGTTGTTGGTTACAAAATCTGCCGTTTCGCACAATTTGCGAAGGGAAAAGCAATTATGCCTGCGATTTTGGAAGATTTGTTAAGTGCTCGTAAGGCTACTAAAAAGTTAATGGCGAAAGAAGAAGACCCATTCAAACAAAACATTTATGATAAGAGACAGTTAAGTATTAAAGTTACTGCGAATTCTTTATATGGACAGTGCGGAGCAAAGACGAGTGCGTTTTATGAGAAAGACGTTGCGGCTTCTTGTACAGCTATAGGTAGAAAATTACTGTTTTATGGTAAAGATGTAATTGAAGGTTGTTATGATAATGTTGAAATTACTTTGAGCGACGGAGTCAAAGTAGTTACAAAAGCGGAATGTGTTTATGGCGATACTGATTCTGTATTCTTCAAATTTAATTTAAAGACACCAGAAGGAAAGCGTATTATCAATAAGCAAGCATTGATTTATACTATTGAATTAGCAAAGCAAGCCGGTGAATTAGCAACCAAGTTTCTAAAAAAGCCACATGATTTAGAATATGAGAAAACATTTTGGCCTTTCAATTTATTATCCAAAAAAAGATATGACGGAATGTTATATGAGAATGACCCAGAATCGTGTAAATTAAAATCAATGGGCAATGTCTTAAAGCGCCGTGATAATGCTCCTATTGTTAAAGATATTTATGGGGGTGTTGTCGGGATTTTGATGAAAGATAAAAACCTTGCGAAATCAATTAAATTTGTTAAGGAATCGGTTCAAAACATGATTGATGAAAAGTATCCAATTGAAAAATTATTAGTCACAAAAGCGCTTCGTGGTTATTATAAGAATCCGAAGCAAATCGCACATAAGGTATTGGCAGATAGAATTGGTGTAAGAGAACAAGGCAATAAACCCGGTGCCGGAGACAGGATGAATTACGCATATATCAAGACTGGAAATAAAAAAGCACTACAAGGAGAAAAAATTGAGACACCAGAGTTTATCAAAGATAATGATTTGAAATTAGATTATGGGCATTATATTACAAATCAAATTATGAAACCACTATTACAATTATATGCTCTCGAATTGGAAAATATTCAAGAATTTAAAGATAAACAATTCAATATCAAAGAGTATAATACCGATAAGAAAGTGATTTTGTGGGAACACGAAATTATCAAAATAAAAGAAAAATGGCCCGAACAAGAAAAATATCTAAAAAAATATGAAGAGCTAAGATGTAAAGAAGTAAAATCGCTTCTGTTCGATAAATATCTCAAAGATTTAAAGTAAAATGTATATATTAAACACTACGAAATATTAAAGGGATTTTCTTATTTCCATTATATAATTACCCATTCTATTTTCGCCATACAATACACCATCTAGAAAATTCCCGCCCCAATATGAAGGACGACGTAAAGCATTTCTATCAAATTCTAAAAGGTATAAATCTCCGGTTTTTTCCAAAACTTCTTTAAATTCGATTATATTATATTTTTTTGTCAAAATTGTTTTCCATATTTTATCATTTGATTGAAAATCTTCTAAATTAGTTAATCCCAATTTTTTTATCATTTTTTTACTA